ATGATCAGCTTTGGATTGCTTACCAATCATCGCTCTCTTTACGTTCGTAAATTTTCGCGTAGGATCATAGATCCTATCGTACTCATAGTAAACATAACAGGAGTCGTCTCGTTTTCTGTAGGTAATTTTACCTGCTGCTTCTGGTATTTTGACTAGAAAATCGAGGTACATATTCGTCCTCCTTTTTAGTAACATATGTGACTAAATACAGTATAACATTAAGCCCGTATCTTTGCAAGCAAATCCTCAGAAATACGGGCTTTGACTGATTATTTTCGGGTTAGTCACATTTTTTTATGGAAGTTGACATTGAACATTAGGACCAATCGTTGAACATTTGAATTGGGGCTGTTTCTGGCGAATTGGTTCATTCTTCAAGAGGTTTTCTTAATCTTTTATTCCACTGAATATGATTTGCGTCCTAACCATTTTCGATTCCATAATTTTACACAAAATATCAGCCTATACATCATTTATAATTAGCCTCATCACCTTAATGCTCACAAACTCTCAATTTTTTCGATGGAAGCCATTGGTTATTTGATGCTGATTCTTATGCTAATACTAAGCGTGGCTGAGTACGTGGTGCGAAGAGAACTGGAATTAGAGAAGAAAACGATCATTGGCACTGGTAATGTCAAGATGTCCAGGCCTTCCCTTGTTGCGATTCATGGGATCTTTTTCTCTGTTGTTACCTCAACAGTAACCATTGGAAAGGTGATCCACCCAGAGTATAACAAACCCTTAAGAGATAACGTCAGGACGGTGATGAGGTATTTAGGGATCCCTGAGGATCTATTCATTCGAGGTACAACATGATTTAAAAGCCTTAAATTAAATCCTTAATAAATAAACCTATTTCAGCGGAATATGAGATGTTAATGAAAAAGGTTGAAAACGAACACGGCACTCTACTGAATTGTGAAGTGGGGTGCCATGTTTTTTATATGTTAGTTCATAGGCAAATTGATATTGGTAGAGCAAAATAAAACGTTTTATTCCTCCTGCTTCATTTGTTCCATTCGATATATTTATTTAGATGCATATATACTTTCATTTCCATCCGAATCAATTTTTATTAGTCGTACACCTATGAAATCCGGATTATCTTTGTAATAGTTAAACATATCCCACGCATTGTCGAAACCCGAAACATCTCTTGAACCTGAACCGTAATGCTCAACTTTCCCACCATTATTGAACATTTCTTTTACTGAAGTTGTTTGATCATCCCATTCAACTCTATATCCGTAGGAGTCTTCTTCTGGAGTTGCTGATGATTCTAAAAATCTCATTCCTCTTCCCATTTGCATTGCACCTCCTCATTAGAATTGTTTATACCTTATTTTTTAATTCTTGACTATCTTTGCGTTGCAAAACCTTAATAAATAGGTTCATATTTATAAAGAAGGGCGGCTTCTATAAGTTCCAATGTGAAAATCCCCAAGCTCGAATCTAATAATATATCTATCCTACGGCAATCGTTCTTTATCCGATCTCCAACATTGTTTTCATGTATGCCTTTATCTTTCATTCTCGTGTCTGATATAACCGATGCGGCTAAAGTACTTTGAGCGGATCTATGATTATAATGCAGACTCACAAACCTGGCATTACTACATAGGCCCGGCTTTTCCTAATTTCAAAAAATCACCTTCATACCAAAATGTATAGACCCCCATCATTCCGGTTGGCAAACTCCTAGGCTGATGTGGTATTCCTCTATCAACAATTTCATATTTGGTTTTATTGATAGGCTTACCGAGCACACTGGATACCTCACATATAATTTTGTCAAAGTCATTTATAAAGTCCAAAAAAGCCCTCCTTTCATAAGCTGTAAATTTAGACTGTAGAACATGTAGATACTGGCTCTACGTTCAACCCAACCTTAATACCTCTGCTTTTTCATAACACATCTAAATTGACCACTGCAAGCCAATGTTATCTAAATCGCTCTGTCACGTTCAAAATCATGCCTTTGGACTTGTTACCATGAACAGATATTTTCACGATTTCATCACTTCGAATTTTCACTCTCAAACCCCTGAAAGCCTTTATTTCAAGGCTTTTCTACACACTCACTTATCAACCCTTGACATCAATACTACCGTCTCCGCGTGGCTCAAACCGTTGGTATTGATGTCTTGCGTGTGTTTTTTGTATTTTCTCGTATATGGAAATATGTCGACACCAGTTTACAACTTTTGTCCGTTCGTGGAAACCTATCAAAAATTTTAAATTGAGTGGTCAATACGGATGTTAATCCATTCATTCGATAGCATGTGAGAGTAGGAAGTTTGTCGAGTTGCAAACATTTAATTCGCTTTTCCATTTTTATTTTTCATTTATCACTCGTTCGAACAAATACTCAACCCTTCGGTTATTCTAAATGTGCAATTATTGCAAACTAAATAGTTCAGACAACAAAGCTGCATCTTTACGATAGTTATTCAGAGAAAGTCCTTCTAATATCTTTTTCTCTGTTTCAGGTGACCAATAGATTTTTAAATCTTCCTTTGCACGGGTAATAGCTGTGTAGAAAATATTATGTGTAATGAGTTCTTCTACTTCGTTTGTAATTACAACTTTTACAGACTTGTACTCCAAACCTTGAGCCTTGTGTATAGAAACTGCATATGCAACTTGAAATGGCACAATAGCATCAGAAGAGTCATCATCCTCATCAGTACTTTTAAACCGATTTACCCAAAAACTGATAATTGAATTTTTGCGTTCCGATTCTTCAATTAGAATAAAGTCATAATCTTCAGAATCCCATTCAGTAATAGCAATATCAATTTCAATGTCAAAACGGATTTTATGCTCTGTTGACTCTATATCTATTATTCTTCCTTTCATATTATTATAAATCAAGGGTGTAAACCGCTCAGACTCGTTAAACAATATAGGATCACCTACTTTGTAAATATTGATCCCCCAACCCACAGCTTTATTCGGATTGCTACTCTGCAAAAATTTATTAATATTGTTTATGCCATACAGTCCGTCATAATTCAGGCATAAAATTATTTCATCTTCCGAAAAGTGCTCAAAAATAGATTCATCTAGTTTAACAGAATATTTGCTTTTTACTAGTGGTTCCAAAATGGCATCATCCAAATTACGAACTCGATCCCATACTGTTAGTAACTCCTCTTTGCTACTTCGATACGGTTTCGTCAGCTCGGATACAGAGGATTTCGGAATAAATGTACGAGCAATGCTAAACCAGTTACCAAATAATATTGCTTCTATCTGAAAAACATCCCCTACAAGGACCAGAAGTTTAAATTTTGCTTTATCAAGAATGGTTCGCATATCTTTGTTGCTTACTGTACTACACTCATCAATAACTAGAATGTCATACTCAACATCTATATTGCGATATGTCAAAAATTTTGCAATCGTCTTAAATTCACATCTTGCGGATTTAACTTTCCTCCTCATATTATCAACAGCAGGATTAGTATTTGCTAAGAATAGTTTTTCTCTATCGTTGTATAGATTTGAAATATGGTTTATAAGTGTTGACTTTCCAGTTCCGGCTGATCCATATATAAGCGCCACTTGTGAATTTGAGAACATGGTTTTTAGAGTAGACAACTTTTCTTTACTATCAATTTTGTACGATTGATTCTGAGCTAACCACGATTCGACAAAGTTTGAATATCCGGCTATTCCGGAATTTGATAGTTCTTTAAGTCTTGAAATAATCTGAGCAGTATCATCAGCATATCCTTTGATGTAAAAATGATCTTTATACATCAATATTGTGCGATCCATATGCTCCTTTTTCTTAGTATAAAGTAATGAATTAAATTTTCCTATTGTAGCTCCAATATCTTCAAATTGCGACAACTCACTTTTTGAAGAAAATAAGACATCTTGATGTTCTGTGTTGTTTTTTATTTTACGTGCAAGGAATTCATGTTCTCTATCATTTGTGTTGATACAATCAAATAAATCATGAATACGAGGATTATGTTTTATTAGTGAAGTTGCTAATGGCATTTGGTCAAAAGGCATACAGCCCCATTTCAAATATAAATTAGACATTCCACTACAATTTTTATAATAATATTGCATTTTCATTGTTTTATTATTCATCTTATGGAGAAAATAACGCACTACATTACTACCTGGTTTATTGTTCTTTATTATTTCCCTCGACTGATCTAAAACATCGAAAATATAAGTAACCTTTGATTCTTTTGTGCAAATATTTTTAGCCCACATATAATATGAATCTGATGAACTTACAATATTCACCAAACTCATACGGGTGTTAGTAAGAAATTTCATCAAATCACGAAATTCATAGTTGCTTGAACTTATCTCCGGATGCCTCCCAAAAATATCTGCAAACCTGTTTACTTCACAAGGTCTGATTGAAACCTCCCAGCTATCAATCACTTGAATAGGCATGGTTTTACCCATTACCTCAATGTAATCATTATGTAAGGAAAGCTTTACTGCATAATTGTCTAATAGCTCAATGTTAGTGAAAGCAATGACCCTATCGAATTTACTGGATTTATCGTTGGCAACTGTAAAAGTAACTTCATAATAAATACAATGATCAATAAAGAAAGGTTTTATTTTCTGAATATAGTAACGTTCGTTAAAGGGATTACGAGTTGCATGAGGGCTCGGTCTATTTATTCTTGATGATATTTTTTTATAGTACTCTACAAGGTCAGTATCCAAATCTAATGGGAATTCATCAATATTAATTAGAACATCCAAATTATATGTGTCTTTTAAAAACACTTTGATTCTTATTAAATACTCATAATATTTGAGCATCAATCTCTCTGAGCCCCCCTCATCAAAGGTGTAATGAGAAACTGATTTTTGAAGCAAAGAGTGGAATTTTGCCAAAAACCGATATTGTCCATATTTTTGAATATGCTCCCACGCTTCCTTTTTCTTACTGTAGTTATTGGGATCAATGTCCACTCCATTTGAGTGAATTTTTTGCACTATATATTCTACATAGTTTCTAAGTTGAGCAAGTATATTTTGTGACAGCAGGCCTCTTTCAGAATTATCAAAACGGTCAATATTTTTACATATTACTTGATCTGCCTCTAATATTGCTCGGTCAATTTTAAACATCTTATTCCCTCTTTACTTTGAAATTTACAACCCTACACTCAAATAAAAAATGATGTTAAGATTGAGTCAATTGAAAAAGCGACTTATTCTTAACATCATTGTATCATTTTTACATATTTAGAAATAGGAATGATGGAAATTTCTGAACTTAATTATGTGAAAGTAGATTTTAGAAACTACTCCTTAATGTGCTGTTTAAAGTGCAATTGATTGCCAGAACGGTATTTTAAATATTTTCATCAACTACAGGGATTATATCTTTTGCATTGAAATATTCCGTTGTAGTTCGCCAAGAATCAATCAATCCAGGTACCGGTTTAAAGAACATTAATACAGATGCTACAAGTAACAAGTAAATATCAACCAAGCCAAATCCTTTAAAAATTGATGAGTTTTTGAAAGCATGAAGGAAAGAAATATATAGTAGATTATGGAAAGTATAAAAAGTTAATCCGTATGTTATAAAATCTGCACATATGTAAAAATTATCTTTCTTTTGTAAACGCCCATTTATGTATAGGTGAACCAATAAAGACAAAATTGTAAACGAAATAAATACCTTCAATAATATTCGACTTTTCAAAATATAGTCAAATAAGTTGATTGTATCGTCCCAGTTACAGACTCCAAAAAGAATAATACAAAATCCAATAATTAAGGCGATATTAACTTTCGCTCCAAATCCATTCTTATGTTTTAGCTCCATGTCATTCTCAACCTTTTACAACTGATCTATTTATTTTCTCTTTATTGAATTTCCTTGCATTTTCAATATCACTTTTTCTTCCACTCATGATAATATCTCGCCAGTTTTTAAATTCTTTTGTAGGAACAGCTATTACGTCATTTACTGAGTATATCTCATTATCAATAATAAATCTTTCTGAGTTAATTTTCTTCATAAGTTCATCACGAGATTTTACATCAATTCTTAAAAAAGTCTTTTTATTTCTCTTTTTATCAATAACACAGAATCTCATTGCTATATCATCACCTCATCGTCTTTAATAATTCCAATCTTAAAAAATCTAAAATGGCAATTATCCAACCAATACTCATTTAAACACTACCAGTGCATTGATTCGTCTTTTAAATAGTAACCATATTCTTTAACCTTTAATTTACTAACATAATTTTCATGACTGGTTCTGGTGCAAAAACTTCAACTAAAGAGACTACTAAGTTTCAGTGCAATAATTATTAAGTTAAACGCGCCATTAAACCATCAACAAATCCCTTTTCAACACACTTTGAAACATCTCTAAAGTAATATTTATGCTGAGTAATAATGCTTTCCTTTTCTGCGTCATTTAGCAACCCACTCCATGTAAGCCAACCAATTAATGAGTAAAGCGATTCAACTCTATTCACACCTAATGAATCTGAAGCAATTTTTTGAGCTTTTTTATCGTCAGTAAAAAGGCCAACATTAAATTTTTTTGCAAGTATTATCGCGGTTAACTCACCTCGTGATTTTCCACGCTTATGTTCGTTTACCAACGGATCGAGCAAATCAGATATATCCAAACTATATTTCAAAATCTCACCTGTCTCTATTGCTTGTTCAATTCTCTTATCTAGTTCAAATGCTCTTATTTCATGATCTTTATCCTTGTAGCCTCTGGATTTTTTTAGAAGTTCATATTCGATATAAGTTGTTATAATAAATTTGCATTTTTCAATTTTGGCACTTTGGAAAAGTGTTTCAGAAGATACAACATTTATAACGGAACAGCTGTCTATTACACTATTTTTGTTAAAATTCTTGATATCATTAAACATTCATAGTCCACCCCAATTCTTCAAATAGACTCTCTGTTTCATTTGGGGATAAGAATAGCATTTCACTCATTTTCAAGAATGAAATTTTCGAATCAATATATGCATTATATAACAATGAAATATAACTAAGTGAAAGACCAGTCTGCTGAATTTTTCGAACGCGTTCTCTCCCCCTAATACTTAGGTCAATTAGCTCAATATCAAGTTTTTCTCTTTTATTAATTTTTAAACTTTTGTAGTTTTCGTGCTGTGAGGGCGATATACGTCCTTTCTCTCTAAGGCGAATTGAAAGAGTCTCTGGATTTACAAATTGCTTTTTTGCAAGTTCCAAGAACATTTCCTTATTAATTGATTTTGACGATATTCTATCGATAAATTGATCTGGCACAAGGAAGCTTGCTGCAAAATTATTGGCTCTAACTTCCTCAGCCTTATCCGATTGCCCGGAAAAAGAAATCTTATATTCACTATTATTATCAAGTAGCGAATGACAAAGTTCATGCATCAATGTGAAATTTTGTCTATATGCATCTTCGAAGGAATTCACTACTATTACATTTCCTATTTTTTCATTTTGAAGATGAATTCCTGATATATTTGATTCGCTAAGTTTAAGTCTATATACTTGCACACCTAAATCTCTAACAATCTTATAAATGTCTTTATTACTAAAATTATTCTCTATTTTCAAAAAAATTCTTAACTGTGATGCCAATTCTTTTCCTTGATCTGAATAATTTTTTTGTTTGATAATTGGTTGAAAGTTAAATCTAGAAACTCCAATTGTATCATTTAAGTACTTTGCGAATTCTGCCATATATAAAATCTTAGACAGTGATCTTTTGTCTGCAATTGAAAGTACCTTTGCATTTGTTCGAAACAATTTATCTGTCTTCTCGAACTGAGTAACATCTTCGTTTGACATAAGATATTGAAAATCTACATATAACAATTCTGATAAGATGAGTATTTCATCGCCTGTTGGTACAATCTCATTTAATAAAATGTTATCCAATCTATCGAATGCAATGTTTGATTTGACTACAATTCCATTTTTCGTATATCCTTGCTGAGCCATAAGGTCTTTTACTTTTTTTACAAAGAGCTTTAAATCAAAATTCAAATTTCTCACCACCTCGCATTTAATTGTCCACCCACGTCTCACGCCTACCGGGAACTGTAGCGCCAGCATCATATATACCTTCAGGAAGATATTTATACATCTTGAGTAAATCTTCACCAGACAGAGCATTCTGACACATATTAATTCTTTCTCCAATTAAAAGCTTGATTCACCCGCAACATTTAAGCACTACAATAAGTCATTGAATACAGTTAGCCACTTTTTTGATAATGTTAAATGGCTTCACGTATTACTAATACAGCACAAATGCTACCTTCTCATCATCTTGTATCCTTACTTATCAACATCAAATCCCCCACTGAGGATAAAGTCCTTGAGCAGCTTTTCGATTTTGATGCTTAGCTGAAATGCAGAGATACTCGTCCCTTCTACTGCTTCGAAGTAGGCTTTTGCTTTGTCCCTGTCTACGGTTTTCTTAAGATCATCAAACCTGCCATACTCATTAATATTCGCTACAGTTATACCTGCACTCATAAGGCTCTCAAGCTTGAAAGTATCCATCCCCAAAGCATTTGCTAATTGGCGTACTTGTTCACTTTTTCCGCGAAACTGGTATTCAGTGATGTAGTCTCTGAAAGACTTCCCATCCTCCAGTTTAGCATTTCCACTATGCACATCATGTATAAAAATGTTCGCATATTTCTGCTCTTCTTGTGTTAGAGATGCAAAAGATTTATGTAGTTCATCCAGTGTTGCTTGAAGCTGTTCTTGGTCTACATCCTCTTGGTGCAGCACTTTAAGAAATTTCTCAAAACGTGAGTTCATATAATCGGTATCGATTCTTCCGGTGTCAATAGCTACTAGATGACCATCAATATCAAATGGAATATCTCCACCACCACCGTCCCCACCTTCTGCAAATAGCTCTTTGTAACGCAGTGCTAAAATCAGATAAATATTCTCATCAAATAGCATCTCGACTACTTTTTCAGGATCTTTAAAAGAATAAATTTGCTGCTTCCATATGAATCCTTGAATCTTCGCTGCTTCCAGGAAACTATTTAATTCACTGAAAAGCTTGGCAAACTTAGCGCATTCGGTACCTTCGACTGGCAAGTGAGTAAACTCAGGGACACCTGCCATTGTGAACAGGCGTGAAATAGCTGAAAAGATTTGATTCATCATCTCAAGGTTATAATCAAGGTGCTCCACAAATAATCCAAGTACTCTATTACCTGAGTATAAATCAACTGCACTATTAATATTTCGTCCCATTGTATGTGGCTTACGATAATAGCGAATTGTGCCAAATGGTTTATCTGGTCCAAATAGACGGTTAGTTCGAGAAAAAGCTTGAATGATATTCTCGTATTTGAGAATTTTATCTAAATAAAGGGTGTTTACCCATTTCGAATCAAATCCTGTAAGCATCTGATCTACAACAATTACAAGATCAATCTGCTTTTCAGGGGTTCGTTCAATGCGTTCGTAGGGCTTTTTATGAGCCAACCGTGTAGCAATATCTTTCTTAAACTTACTGTGATTGACTAAAGTAAAGTCCTGTTCGTATCGGGCGTTGTAATCTTCTATGATTTCGACAAGGCCATCTTCCTTGAATTTCACGCCCCCATTATTGTCGATGTTTGGATCAAAAAGCGCCGTGATTTCCAGGTCTGGTTTTGCCTTTTTGATAAGCCTGTAATACTCGATGGCTTCTGGGATACTACTGGTAGCAAATATTGCATGAAACTTAGAGGCATGACTTAATCGAAGCCAGTTATCCAATATATCCTGAACAACCATGTCCTGGTGTTCAGATCGCATATACTGTTCTTGTGATAGAAAGTCTTCAATACCTTTGATATACTCACCACTCTTCTCGCGGTGTCCTGCCATTTTTACTTTAGCACCATCCATGTAGTGATAATATTTCTCTGCTTTTCTTGAATCGCTGATAGCGTCTTCTTCTGAGTCAGCATGCGCCATCATAAGCGCCACTGCTCTACGCAGATCAATATCTCTGTAGGTCAGAACTTTATAAGGGTCGAAGCCCAGCACGTTTCCATCACGAATGCCGTCAGCAATACTATAGCGGTGCAGCTCATTACCAAAGACAGTTGACGTTGTATTCATTTTTTTCTGGTTTTCTTCCTGAATAGGCGTACCGGTAAAACCGAAAAAAATGGCCCCGGGGAAAGTCTGTTTTACTGTGATTAACATATCCCCAAAAGTAGATCGATGCGCTTCATCCACAATAAACACGATGCGTTTTGAATTCATCAACTGAATGTCAGTAGCATTCAAACCGCCTTCTTCATTCTTGATGTTACTCATCTTTTGAATAGATGTAACAATAAGCGTATCAGCAGGATTTTTACTTTTAAGCTTTGTAATAAGCGCGTGTGTATCCTCTGTAGCCTGCACTTCTTCATTATCTTCAGCAAAAGCGCGATACTCTCTAAGCGACTGAGTACCGAGCTCTATTCTATCCATTAAGAAGACGACTTTATCGGCATCCTTTGAATTGGCTATAAGCTGAGCAGATTTAAAACTTGTCATTGTTTTTCCGGATCCAGTTGTATGCCAAATGTAGCCACCAAGCATCTCGTTATTGTTCCAGTCAATCTTCGACACTCTATCAGAGATAGCGTTTGCCGCATAATATTGATAGCTGCGCATGACTTTTAATATGCCATCAGAAGCATCGGCGACTGTATAAAAACCAATCATTTGATGAGCCATCGGAATTGATAATAGATACGTCGCAATATCCTTCCAGCTATTAATGGGCTCATTATTGAAATCTGCCCAGTGAAAATAAAAGTCCTTATTAAAGACGCCATCTGGACCAGGATTGGCGAAATAAACAGTCTCTTCAGGTTGCATAGCCACAAATATCTGCACCAGCGAGAAAATTCCCGAAAAGATTCCTTCATCAGAATATTTCTCAATCTGGTGATAAGCTTGACTTACAGGAATTCCACTTTTTTTCAGCTCAATGTGAAACACTGGCATACCATTTATTAGAAGCATCAAATCCCCACGACGATCGTTTAGGATCTTCGATTTAGATTTAAATGTCGGTTGTTGAGCAATCTGATATCTGCTTTGACCTGCAGCAATTTCACGACGATCATATATTTTCAGACTAATTTCTTTGCCATAATGTAAAGGATCATTTAGGCTATCACGCGTTAAAGAAACTGTTTTTCCATTAATAAAACTATTGAGTTTTAAGGGGCTTCGAAGAGCCAAAACTTGCTCAAGAATCTGTTGCATCTCTGTTTCTGTCAAAGGAGTGTCATTTAAGCGATCGATACCACGATTGTTCTCAAAAAGGATATCTGCCCAGTTACTCAGCAAATCTTCTTCAGTCGGGTATTTCAGAACATGATTTTCCCAGCCTTTATTTTGCAAGGCTGTAATCATAGCCGCTTCAAATTCAGCTTCGGTTTTAAATATCACATAATCACGCTCCTCTTATACAAACAACTTCTCAAGACAAGCTTTTTTGATATTCTGTAATTTTTCAAGCTTACGCTGATGAAGGGTGATAAGGTTGTCGAGATTGCGGAAAAACGCACCGATTAGCTCTTGTTCATGCCTCCGTAGTGGTATACGAACTTCCATTTCAGCCAAGTCATTTGCATTTATCGCAGGATAGCTTGTACCTGTGCATCTATCTAAAACAGCTTTCACAAGTAGGTCGGTCTGTACAAAGCTCAAAAGAAAATAACCATCAATATTAGGGCGCATTTGTGCATAGCCAGTAGAGAAAACATAGGTATTATCATTCTTTTCAAACAAAAAATTGTTTCTTTGATACGGGCGCACAGTCTGATAAAAGAGGTCCCCGACTTGAGCTAAACGCTGCGCTCTGGACGGTGCTGTTATCTTCGTTTCCTCTCTGTGAGAAATCATCTCTATACCCACAACAGACTCTAAATCAACATACTCAAATACTTCTGGTAACTCGACTTTTGGATTGAAGTCCGCTATGTCTCTCAACTTACTCTGTTCCCAAGCATCTGTAAATCCCGCAAATCGAATTTCAGGAACGTTACTCCCGTTTTTCGGAAACATTTTTTCAATCATTGCCTTTTTTACATTTTTCAGTTTTAAAAGTTTACGCTGATGAAGGGTGGTAAGGTTGTCGAGGCTTTCAAAAAACAATCCGATTTTCTCTTGTTCATTATATGAACTCGGAACTTCAATACACATTTCAAGAAATTGTTCAGGTGATAGTGTTCTTAATTTTATTACCGTCCCTTCAATATACTTTGCTATTTCTTCAATAAATTTGTCTGTATGAAGTCGTTCACCCACAAATTTTGGACTTGTTTTTTCACACTTAAAAATCTTGTATATAGGAGAGACAACGCCTGTTCTATGCTTGTTTCGATGGATTGCACCGTGTATTACATTAGCAGGATTATATATAATATCGTCCTTTTCCGTTCGTGAGAAAATTTTGCTATATTTATCAGTCATTATGAAGTCACGCTTATTACTTTTCTTGTCTTCAGGATTGATTACACCTTCTGCGTACGAGAACGCTAATAATGGAGCATCTTCTGATATTGTCTGGTGTTCTATGCGTTGCACCAATATATCTGATAACTTACGCTGTTCCCAATCATCAGTAAATCCGTTAAATCTAATAGTAGGTACTTTAGCTCTTTCAGTCATTTCATTCTCCCCCAAGCAGGGCTTTCAGTTCAGACAGGCCCCTCATATCCACTTCGCTACCAGTGAGCTGTTCAAGCATAGATGAGAGCGCTGATTCTGTCTTCACTATCTCGTCTTCTACATCTGAAAAAGTAATAGCATATTTGTCCGAAATCGCCTGCACCTTCGACGCGAGGGTATCGAGGATGACCAGAGATATCTGATGTAACTCTTTCATAAGTGGCTTAATCCATTTAAGCTCGAGCAAAGAGTAAACTTGCTCATCTGTTAGGTTTTCAATCGTTTCTTTTGTAAGTGAGTGCAGTTTATCAGAGTCGGACTTAATATTTTTCTTCAGACCCTTTTCATCATCGAGTAAGTTCATCACAGCAAGGATTTTGCCTTCTGGGCTGTCCACTGCGTAGTCCGATGCTTGATGCCCCTTAAGAAGATCTTTAGCTGCTTTAACAACCAATCCTGTCACAAATTCGGTGTTGTCTTCGTTTAAAACATCGCTGATGTCTTCTTTTTCTTCTTCCGTTAGTGAATCAAGTATTTCTTTCAGCTCTACCGTTACCTGAGCAAGTCGGTCTTCTTTTTCTTTTAAGGCTGCCGCTTCCTCATGAAGCAGTGCTTCTTGCACTAAGTCAAATGGTATGATTCTTCCTAACCAGCCTTCTTGAACTTCAACATCAACACCATTTTTCTTTTTTATAACCATATTTGGATCAACTTTTTTAATAGCACTGAATCCTTCTGTTTGAATTATCTCAAGATCAACAGAAATCTTAACCCACGCATCATTAAGGATCTGGTACGCTCGATATTCATCTACCAACGGTACAGAAGATAGACGTTCAAATATCTCATTGCTGAGTAAAGTTTCTTCTTTTGAGATATTGAGAGTTTCCATACCCTCGACAAGATGACTGTATATCTCAGCATCAAAGCCAGAGAAAGCCCCTGCAAAATGCTCTTTAAAAGAGATTACATCAGGATGATTTTTAATAATGTCTTTAAGGCACCTCTCTTTAATATTTACGTGCTCACCAGAGTCATTTGTAAATAGCTCTGCTTTCAGACCAGGGAATGCCAGCCAGTATGCAGATAGTTCTTCAATTTCTCTTTTTGGTATGCCTCCAAACATAGACGAGTAGATGTCCCAGCTTTCAGGGGAATCGGAAGAGTCAACATAGCGTGGAATATTGAGATTGTATTCATTGCTTCTGATCTCGTCGCGGCTAATGACACGAGCAAACTTTGGCAAATCCTTACGAGCAGCTACGGTATCGGCGATTCGTTTGATATCAGATGCCCGAAGCTTATTATTTTTTCCAACTTTAGTGAAACCCTTAGAAGCATCGATGATATGAACGTCCGTATTCTCACGCTTTTGTTTTAGTACCATAATGATGGTAGGAATTCCTGTTCCGAAAAAAATGTTAGCAGGTAATCCAATAATGACATCTATATGATTGTTCTCAATTAGATTTTTACGAATTACACCTTCTTCACCACCACGGAATAAAACGCCGTGTGGAAGAACGATGGTCATAATTCCATTAGGTTTGATATGATACAGGTCATGCAGCAAAAAAGCGTAGTCCGCCTTACCTTTTGGTGCCAGACCAAAACGGGCATAGCGTGGATCGGTTTCTTTATTTTCCGGGTCCCAGTGTTGTGAATACGGAGGATTGGAAACAACCGCATCTACATAAAGAGGATTGTAGGTACCTATCGGGTCACTCTCGTCAAAATATGGCCAGTCGTCTTCCAAGGTATCACCGTTGCGAGTAGTGATATTGGACGGCAAAATGCCCCGCATAACAAGATTCATGCGGGTTAAGTTATATGTATTTTGCTTGAGCTCTTGTGCATAATATTTGATGTTGTCGTCATCATCAATATGTTTGGAAACGCTGCGTCCAATATTAATAAGCAAACTGCCTGATCCACTCGTTGGATCGTAGATCTGAATCTCCTTGCGATCTTTCAGGTGATCGGCAACGATCTCACTCATTAATAGAGATACTTCATGCGGAGTATAGAATTCGCCCGCTTTCTTACCAGCGTTAGCTGCAAAGTTGGAAATAAGATATTCATAGATGAAACCTAATACATCGTAATCCTGCTTACCGTCCATTGGAATATCTTTAATCAGCTGAATTAGATCGCTAGCAGCTTTCGTTTGTGATCCAGAGCTTTCTCCTAACTTTGTTAGACCTGTTTGCAGCGTTTCAAAGATACCGTCAAAGACTTTTTTATAGTTGCTGTCAATTAATCGGCTAAAAGCAGAGAGAGCATCACGTACATTTGAAATGTCAAAATCTTTACCCAATGTGAGCCACGTAGAAAACAAGTCTTTATGGGCTATAAAGTATCCAATATTACCTTGGATATACTTGACGGTTTCAGTATCTTCTTCACTTAAGAGCTTGATGTCTTCGGCTGTAGCCCCTTTGCTTTTCATGAAGCGGACCTCTTTATCTGAAAGGTACTTATAAAAAATGAAGCCTAAAATATAATCTTTGTATTCATTTGCTTCAATTTTAGATCGCATCTTATTTGCAGATTCCCATATTCTATTGGCTAATTTTTGCTTATTCACTATACTCCTCCTGCTGTTTCATATTGTAGTGGTCTGTTTGATTCAATATTAGAATGACACATGTCTTAATTTTACTATATTATGGAATCAATAACAATTGCGTAGAAACTAAAAACAGACCTTAACTAAACTGGACCCAATAAATTAAACACTCATTTTTTCAAGTGTCTATATTATAGGGTCCAATTTAGATGATTAGCCTATTATTCTTTTCTGGTTTTATCGGTACATCTGTAATCCATACCATATCACTTTATCGGACAAGCCCCACCAACACACTCCGAATCCTCAGATATTCCCTTAACGCGATACTTCTCATCCACCAATTCAAGCACCACACCAACATGTGGATGCCCTTCAATTTGTCTGACATCAATGCGTCTGCCATCATTCGTGAATGCGTATGGGTAGTGAATAAAATCAATCTTCATATCTGCTCATCTCCTTTATCACCGACTATTTTGAAATGTCGAAGTCACCATTTGAAACTCTGCTGAGGTTAGCTCCTGTCTCATTTTACCTAGAATGTAGACCATTTCTTCGCCGTGAGCATCATTTTTTAAAGCCAAGCGTAATTTTTCAAGATACATAAGCTGAATCCGGTTCATCTGACACCCCCCCTATTCTATAAATGTTGTTGGCTGGTATTCTTCATATGACGCGGAATTGACCTTGCTTAGGGGTAAATCAAAAAATTCAACAAATGCATCTATGAAAAACTTCATATAGCTCTTTTTCGATAAAAATCTAAACTTATCCTCATTTTTTCTAAATAAGATGAGAAGCTTGCCACTTGAATACCGTGCAGTAGCATATAACATTAACATTCGAATACTCTTATGATCAGACAGCATTAACATGACAAAGTCCATCCAGTCCTGGCTGTCTATGAAACTAATCTCGCCTGAACCAAGTGCTTCTTCTTCAACAGACTGTAGGCAGTATTGCACATCTCGAGCACGCTGCCAGGGCTCAAGGATACCACTTAGCAGAAATGTTGTTGGGGATCCACATTTTGTACAGTGTCTTGCGCTGCTATCAGAAATCTCCTGAACGCTGCAATATGAACTGGAACACCAGTTAATAAGTGGGATTCCGCAGATACTGCAGTGTTTATCCTCTTCTTTGATGTCTGAATTAGAGCATTGGGGACATAACAGAACTTTTCCGGTTTCGTCAGTTATTATTCCATCGTCATATCGCATAACGAGGACTCCTTTATGAGAACTTAATGACTTAGCACAAATCGGACAAAATTGATCAGACGTATTAAACTCAGTGTTTCCGCAGTTTTTGCAGGTAGGGAATCTGTTTGAGTTTTTTAATTCATTTGCGCGAAGCTGATTAAGTCTAACATGGAGTGCGCTCTGCGAAACCATAAACGTTTTTGCAACCAAGCTAAGATCAGTAAAATTTGCGTTCACTAACTCTTTTTTCGGCATGAGCAGGCGACCAGCAAATTCGTCCGCTTCTATATCTTCTTCGTAAATGTCTTCTTGAGTTTTTTCAGAGAGCGGAATAAGGGCATGCTCAAGATAGATATGGCCAAACTCATGCGCGAGGGTGAAGTTTACAGCATGATCAGATGACTTTTTATATGGATATTTCGGTCTGCCATTTTGATCAAACAACTGCGATCGGTTCACTACGACGTAATACAGATTATGTTCTTTAATATAAATGGTGTTTGCCAGCGTATTCGAGCTAAGTTCTGCTGATGAGCTGATCCGGATATTGCACTGCTCAGGAACTTGATTGATCCGCTTAGCAACCTCCACGCAGTCCACTACTGGCGTGAACAGATTAAAATCCTTCTTAAAACTTCTTACGGCACGATCAATGAGAGGCTCGCGATGAGGCTGAATGCTTCGCGTATTTTGACTTTTCAATCGCTCTCCCCCCATAAAGCAAAATAGACATACAGAACACTTGTTCTACACATCTATAATATACGCCTATTTATGTATGCCGTAAAGAGGGCATTTTTATTTTTTGCTTAAGGTATCGATTAGATTTCTAAGCAAATTTTTTTCTTGCTGGCTAAGTCCGCCTTTAGTGAACCCTTCAAGCACTTTCTTAATAGTATCGATGTCTTCATCAGAGCTTCTATTAACCGCTCTTGCCAAAATATTGATCAGGTCTTCGTCTTTATTTAGGATTTTAGTGATCTTTCTGCGGTAGGTGTCGATGATATTCCCTGACTCGTCTTTATGGACGATATCTTCAAAACTACCACGAGAAATGACCTCAGTAGTGTAGCCTGCAACCTTCATAAGCTCTTCCATTGAAATACCTAAATGTGGTGCAATCGCCCTTAAGATATGTGGGGACGGATTCTGTCTTTGTCCACTCTCAATCCTTGATATTTCAGATACACTGACGCCACTTAGATCGCCTAATTCGTTCTGGGACATTTTGATGGCAGTTCTAAGCTCTTTGATGTATTGACCCAATGTCATGCCTTTCACCTCCGGTCAAAAAACATATTTTGATTGCTGATTTGATATGTCAATTGTACAATATTTATTGCCAAATGACAAAACGTTTTTCCACTACGCTATTGACAATCAAAGAATAAGGTGTAGGATAAAAGCATAAAAAGAACGCTTGTTCTATTTTTAAGATATTATCCTTGTATCTAAGTCATAGAAACGTCTATCGATAATATTAAATTAGGTAATGCTTAAAAGTAAATACAAAAGTACGATCTGTTCAGTAATAAATATCGAATCACAAAGTTATATTGATTTATAGGATGATTTCGAAATGAATTTCTATTTATATTCAAGTTTTAATTCGATATTGAATTTTAGTTCAAATTATGTTATGAATTTGTTATAAGGGGTGGTTTTATGCATGGCACCGAAAGCAAATTGTCAAATGTGGTTAGCAACATTTACACATTGATAAATCGTTCAAATAAAAAAATTGGTGAACTTGAGTCATTTGCAGGAGTTAGTACCGGATATCTTTCACGTCAAAATAAAGAAGGGGGAGTAGTAAAACTTAGTTTAGAATTTGTAATAAAAGCAGCTGAATTTTTAGAAGTTAATCTTGACGATCTTGTTGGAGCTGATTTGAGTACATTAACTCCGGATGAGCAATTTTTGATGAGATTTTTTGAGAAAGTAATAGAAGATACAATAAGCTGCGAATTGGACTGGAAAAGAGAAAGTGAAAATAGTTTAGATGATTACAATAAACCACATATTTTATTTGAATATAGGAGGAGTCATAACGAATTTGGGGAAATAGATTTAGACGCCAAAGTATATATATCACAATTTGTTGATAATGCTTTTATTAATGGAGATGCATATAGAACTTTACTAAAAGACACCAACTCTGAATTAATTATAATGAATTGCTCAGCACCTTCAAAATCAACGGATAAAGAATTCGATTATTTTTATGAATTGTATATTATAGATGAAAAAGAAGCAAAAGCCTTATGTTGCACTTTTATGACAAACGAACCAATAACGAAACAAATTGAACGTCTGTATCTGTATGCAAGTGAAAATTCTAAAAATATCAAAATGGATAAGGGCATAAAAGCAATATTGGGATTATATATGGATGGAGTACCTTTTTAAAGTGGGGGATGGCTGTGGTAAAAAGAAAAGAAAAGGAAATACGAACAAACAAGAACAATCTACTGGTATGTAAATGTCATGATGATAACGGCGTTCCCATTTTAGAATTTATACATCAAAAGAAAAGAGACAAAATGACGGTTGATGAACTACTTAAAAAGATCTACGAAAAATAAAATCCAGAATTGCAGTCTAGTTGTCCGCAGTCAACAGGTGCGCCTGGAATTAACAATTTAAGAGAAATTAGCTTGGATGAGCTGGTCCTTACGATATGTATTGAGACGAAGCCAGAGTGATGCAAGAGAGACCTTGATGAAGGTTATCTTGTGTTGCTCTGGCTTTTTTTGTTTTCAAATCTCTAAATAATTTATTCCAGCCTAATGACTCCCGTTTAAAAAAACGGCGAGTTTTTCAGGCTCATTTTGATGCCCTTTTCTCGCATGAGAAAGGGTGTTCAATGTGTCAACCAAAGACAATTACCAGCCAAAAGATCAGTTCTTTATCGAAATCGAAGGACAGAAAGTCCCAGTCACCGTGGAAGTTTACCAAGCCTATATGCGTCCCATCTGGGCAGAGCAAAAGCGTTCTGAACGCGAAAAGCGCTGCCGAGATGAAAACGGTAACCGCTGCACCAAAGACTGCAGTACTTGCAGTAAGCAGCGATCTGGAACGCCCTACTCAATAGACAGTTTCCAAGAGGCTTTCGGCTTCGAACCCGCCGAAGACATTGATATCGAAGAGCTGGTTGCAGACAAACTCCTCCTTGGTGAGCTGTTCGACATCTTAAACGAACTGGACCCAAGTAGCCGCAGAATTATCGAACTCTTTAGTATTGGCCTCCCAGAACGTGAAATCGCAGCTAAAACCGGACTATCTCAGAAAGCGGTCAACAAGCGAAAGAATAAGCTATTCACCTATCTCAGAGAAAAGCTAAAAAATATTAGATAATTCGGTACTCAAAAACATCAAAACTGTCCTGTGTATAGTGAGGGAGAAAAAATATGCCCTCAGAACGGAGGTGCAATATGCAAATAGTGAACACCCAAACTCACGATCCACAAACTGATGAGGACCTCGCAGACGTCCTTACAGCAATCAGCGTCGTCGCCAAACGCCTTGCGCAGAAGCTAAATGTCCTATCACAAGAAGCTCAGGAAGAAACGAAAGGAGAAGACCAAAGTGAGCAAGATGAGTGAAATATCCCAAGTTGTAAATGAACTAAGGCGCTGCGGCGAATTGCTGATTGGAATATCAGAGTCCTTAACCGAGCTATTCAGTAGCAGCGAGCCCAAAGCCAGTACAAATGAGTCGCATGTTCCTGTTCCAGAAAAAGTGATCACGCTTGAAGAAGTCAGGTCTGTTCTTTCTGAAAAGTCTCGCGATGGTTATACCGCCGAGGTGAGGTCGCTTCTGTTAAAGTATGGCGCAGAAAAGCTGTCGGAAATCAGTCCTGCAAAGTACCCTGCACTTCTCACTGAAGCTGAGGTGCTTGGTAATGGCTAAACACGCACTACTCTCAGCATCCTCTTCTCACAGATGGCTTCACTGTCCACCCTCAGCAAGACTCAGTGAAAATTATGAGGATAAAAGCAGTGATTATGCCGCCGAAGGCTCAGAAGCTCATTTACTATGCGAGCATAAGCTGAGATCAGCGCTGGACATTAAATCAGAAGATCCAACATCTACCCTCGCCTACTACTCCGAAGAAATGGAAGAATGCTCTGAAGGCTATGCGACTTTTGTCCTTGAGCTCTTTGAAACCACAAAGCAGACCTGCGCCGATCCTGTTGTCCTAATTGAGCAGCGGCTTGACTACTCAAAATACGTTCAAGGTGGCTTTGGCACCGGAGACTGCATCCTCATTGCTGACGGAACCCTATACATCATTGACTTCAAGTACGGTCGAGGCGTCCAAGTTGAAGCAAATGATAATCCACAAATGAAGTTGTACGCCCTTGGTGCCCTTGAGGTCTTTGATGGCATCTACGACATTGATACGGTATCCATGATTATCTACCAACCCCGGCGGGACAACGTTTCCACTCATACAGTGTTTAAGGAATCCCTGTATCAATGGGCAGAAGAAATCCTAAAGCCCACTGCCGAACTTGCCTTCAGCGGTAATGGAGAGTTTAGCTGTGGTGAGTGGTGTCGGTTTTGCAAAGCAAAGTATGACTGCCGTGAAAGAGCTGAGGTTAATTTAGGCCTTGCAAAGTTCGATTTCAAACTACCACCGCTGCTGACAGATGATGAGATCGAAGAGATCCTCGGAAAAATTGACAACTTGATCTCTTGGGCATCTGACATCAAGGACTATGCGCTACACTCTGCACTTAGCGGCAAACAGTGGACTGGGTGGAAGCTCGTCAGTGGTCGTTCTACTCGAAAGTATAAAGATGAAACAGCGGTCGCTGATGCTGTAAAAGCAGTAGGCTTTGATCCCTATGAACACAAGGTCCTTGGAATCACCGCAATGACAACGCTCCTCGGCAAGAAACGCTTTGAGGACCTTCTCAGTAACTTCGTCGAAAAACCTGAAGGTAAACCAACACTGGTACCTGATAGTGACAAACGTCCAGCGTTTCACACTGCACAAAACGACTTTATTGAAAATTAGGAGGAAAAACAAATGTCAAACAAATCAAATGTTAACCCTTTAAAGGTCATCACAGGCCCTAATACTCGCTGGTCATACGCCAATTGTTGGGAACCAAAATCCATCGCAGGCAGCACGCCAAAGTACAGTGTTAGCCTCATCATCCCAAAATCCGATACTGCCACAGTCGCAAAAATAAAAGCAGCCATTGAAGCAGCCTACCATGAGGGCGAAGTTAAGCTAAAAGGTAACGGCAAGTCTGTACCCCCCCTTTCAACCATCAAAACGCCTCTTCGGGATGGCGATGTCGAACGTCCAGACGATCCAGCTTACGCCAACGCCTATTTCATCAATGCAAACTCCGCTACTGCTCCAGGAATCGTGGATGCAGATCGTAATCCAATCCTCAATCGTTCAGAGGTGTATAGCGGAGTTTACGGCCGAGCCAGTGTCAACTTTTATGCCTTTAACTCAAATGGCAACAGAGGGATTGCAGTTTCACTCAACAACCTTCAGAAGATCCGCGACGGCGAACCTCTTGGTGGCAAGTCCAGCGCCGAGGATGATTTTGACACTGAAGATGATGTGGATTTCCTCGCCTAAACGATAGGTCCAAAGGGTGGTGGAGTAATCTGCCACCCTGACCTGATTTATGAAAGGACGGTCACCCCTTCATGAAGCACATACATCTTGATTTAGAAACCTATAGCAGCATTAACCTCGCAAAGTCCGGAATTTATCGTTACTGCGAATCGCCGGATTTTGAAATCCTGCTATTTGGTTACTCCATTGATGGAGGTCCGGTAGAAGTTATTGATCTTGCAAGTGGCGAGAAAGTTCCAGAAGATATACTTTCCACTATTAAAGATGACTCTATTATCAAATTCGCTCATAACAGTTCGTTTGAGCGTATCTGTCTATCACGTTATCTCGGTTATCCTACCGACGAATATCTAAAGCCCACTTCTTGGCGCTGCACCATGATCTGGGCTGCCTATATGGGACTACCCTTATCCCTTGAGGGGGCTGGAGCAGTTCTCGGCCTTGATAAACAAAAGTTAAAAGAAGGAAAAGAATTAATCCGGTATTTCTGCATGCCTTGTAATGCAACGGTTTCAAATGGCGGCCGAACACACAATCTCCCCACTCATGCCCCTGAGAAATGGTCAGCATTTAAGGCTTATAACGTCCGTGACGTCGAAGTCGAAATGGCCATCCATGAAAAGCTATCTAAATTTCCAGTACCTGAAAATGTGTGGGATGAGTATCACCTTGACCAGGAAATCAACGATCGAGGTGTTGCCCTGGATATGGAACTGGTGCATCAAGCGATTAATATGGACGGTCGGTCACGTGCAGAACTGATACACATGATGCGAGAAATCACAGACCTACAGAACCCCAACTCCGTTGCCCAGATGAAAGAATGGCTGTCGGACCAAGGTCTTGAAACAGATACGCTTGGTAAAAAAGCAGTTGAAGAACTCTTAAAGACAGCACCTGAGCCACTCGGAAAAGTGCTATCCCTTAGACAGTCTCTTGCGAAGTCATCCATTAAAAAATACACCGCGATGGATAGTGCCGTCTGCTCAGATGGCCGTGCACGTGGAATGGCACAATACTACGGAGCAAATCGAACCGGTCGATGGGCAGGGCGTCTTATACAAATTCAAAATCTACCGCAGAACCATTTAGAAGACTTGGAACAGGCACGCAGCCTTGTCAGAAACGGTAACTTTGAAGCGATTGAAATGCTGTATGACTCCATACCAGAAGTTCTCTCTGAACTCATCAGAACTGCCTTTATTCCAAAGCCTGGATATAAGTTCGTCGTGGCGGACTTCTCAGCTATCGAAGCAAGGGTCATCGCCTGGCTTGCTGGTGAAAAGTGGCGCCTGGATGTCTTTACCTCTGGTGGTGATATCTACTGTGCGTCAGCCTCACAGATGTTCCGTGTTCCTGTCGAAAAGAACGGAACAAATGCTCATCTTCGTCAGAAAGGCAAGATAGCCGAGCTTGGACTTGGCTACGGGGGCTCAGTCGGCGCGCTGAAGGCCATGGGTGCCCTTGAGATGGGACTCACTGAAGACGAACTTCAGCCCCTCGTCACTGTCTGGCGTGCATCCAATCCAAATATCGTCAGACTCTGGTGGGATGTGGACCGTGCGGTGAAAAGGTCCGTCAAGGATCGCACCACCACTGAGACACATGGTATTCGCTTTTCCTGCCAAAGCGGGATGCTCTTCATCAGCCTCCCATCTGGCCGACGACTCTCATACGTAAAGCCGCGTATCGGCATAAATAAGTTTGGTTCAGAATGCGTCACCTATGAAGGTGTTGGCGGTACCAAGAAGTGGGAACGCATCGAAAGCTACGGTCCAAAATTTGTTGAGAATATTGTCCAGGCCATAAGCCGCGACATACTCTGCTTTGCCATGAAGAACTTAAGACACTACGCCATAGTCATGCACGTTCATGATGAAATCGTCATTGAAGCTGACAAGGATGTGTCCGTCAAAGACATCTGCGATGTAATGGGCCAATCCCCACCCTGGGCAAATAGCCTATTACTAAGGGCTGATGGGTTTGAGTGCAACTTTTATCAAAAAGATTGACGTTTTTGGTACTCAAAATGCCACAAAATGTCCTGTGTATAGTAGAGGGCGACGATGCCCTTCAAGATTGGAGGATTAAGATGGATAAATTTAACCACGAACATTACTATGATCCCACTGCTTATGAAGCGCTATCCGCAGTAGAAAAAGAAGAAAAAGCTATGCATGCCTACAGGTCCCTCGTCTACATCGCCTCACCATTTGCAGGAGATATACATCGAAATATTGAGAGGGCTCAGGGGTACTCAAGATTTGCCGTCAGTAAAGGCTATATCCCCCTTACCCCGCACTTACTCTACCCACAGTTTATGGATGATGAGGACAAAGAGCAGCGCGAACTTGGACTCAGATTCGCCCTTACATTACTAACAAAATGCGAGGAGCTGTGGGTGTTCGGTGAACGCATCACGGATGGTATGTCGCGAGAGATCGCAAAAGCAAAACGAAGAGGTCTACCCATTCGATATTTTACCAGCCGATGTGAGGAGGTCTTTAGATGAGAGCGCTAAAGATCGCCTATGGCAACAATCGCATGTACAAGAAATGGAAGAACAGTGAGATCTCCTGGCCAGACTTCTGTAACAAAGTAAGCACCACCATTCGAACCACTGAAACCATTGAGGAGTATCAGAAATCTAATAAAGGTCAGCGGGATGACATAAAGGATGTAGGAGGTTATGTCGCAGGCCACCTTAGGGAAGGCCGGCGAAAAAAAGGCTTTGTCCTCTCGCGTTCTATGATCGTGCTTGACATGGACTATGCGCCTTCGAGCATCTGGGAGGAAATCACGACGCTTCACGACTTCACCTGCTGCGCCTATTCTACACACAAGCATACTCCAGAACATTCCAGGATCCGGTTAGCCATTCCCTTACAACGCGACATCAGTGAAGCTGAATATCCAGCCGTTTCGCGAATGGTGGCAAAGGATATCGGCATCGACCTCTTCGACGATACGACCTACGAACCGCAAAGGCTGATGTACTGGCCATCCACCTCAAAGAATGGCGAATTCTTCTTTAATCAACATGACGGAAAACTTCTCGATCCAGACTTTTATCTGTCAAAGTATGACGACTGGCAAGACGAGTCCACCTGGCCAAGGTCGAGTCGTCAGTCTGAGGTCATCCATAGCGCGGCTGTGAAGGCTGGTGATCCACTTTCAAAGCCTGGAATCATTGGTGCCTTTAACCGAACCTATAGTGTCGAGGACGCCATTGAAACCTTTTTATCTGATATTTATGAACCTACAACAATGAATGGTAGATATAGTTACATCCCTGCTGACAGTAGCGCAGGTGTCATCACCTATGATAGTAAGTTCGTCTACAGCCACCACGCCTCAGATCCCGTCTGCGGTAAGCTACTGAGCGCCTTTGACCTTGTGAGGCTACACCGCTTTCAAAGCCTTGATGATAAGCTGCCAGAGGACACACCCATTACCAAACTCCCGTCTTATATCGAAATGACGAAATTTGCAGCATCGGATGAAAATGTAAAACTGCTTTTAGCACATGAACGTAAACTACAAGCAGTCAGTGATTTTAGTGATGATGACTGGCAAAAGGGACTTGAATATGAGCCACGCTCTACCGTTCTTAAAAACAACCTTCACAACATCACACTGATCCTACAGCACGATCCTAACCTGAAATCTATCGTGTTTAATGAACAACTTGACGGTATGGAGATAAAGGGTCAACTCCCCTGGAATCACCCCTCAAAATACTGGCGTGATGCAGATGATGCCCAGCTCATCAGCTATGTAGACTCAAATTATGGGACCTTTTCTCAGCGAAACTATCAGAACGCTGTGGCGAAGGTTGCAGATGACCGTTCCTATCACCCTATCCGCGAATTTTTAGACTCCTTACCCGCATGGGATGGCATTCCAAGAGTGGATACACTTTTAATCAATTACCTTGGTGCAGATGATAATGAATACGTCAGGGCCGTCACCAGAAAAACCCTCTGCGCAGCCATCAGTCGTGTAAAAAGGCCCGGTTGTAAGTTTGACTCCATGCTGGTGCTGAATGGTCCTCAGGGCGTAGGCAAAAGTACACTCATTTCAAGGCTTGCCGGCGAATGGTTCTCAGACAGTCTCAACCTCAGCGACACGAAGGATAAAACTGCTGCAGAAAAATTACAAGGGTACTGGATCATAGAGATCGGAGAACTGGCAGGACTGAGAAAAGCTGAAGTTGAAACGCTCAGGTCTTTTCTTTCAAGACAAAACGATATCTACCGTGCAGCATTTGGAAAGCGAGCAACGCCTCATCTAAGGCAGTGCATCTTCTTCGGGACAACTAACGCAGAGTCCGGTTACCTCAGAGACACAACAGGTAATCGACGGTTCTGGCCGGTAAAAACGCCAGGTAGTGGCAGTAAATACTCCTGGAAGTTATCAAGTGATGAGGTCCTGCAGATCTGGGCAGAGGCTAAAGTCTACGAAAGAGCTGGAGAGCCACTCTTCCTCGAGTCCTCTATGGAGCAGCAGGCCAAGGCTGAGCAGCGAGAAGCTCTGGAATCAGATGAGCGTGAAGGCCTCGTCAGGGAATATCTCGACACACTACTTCCTGATGATTGGGAGGACCTCGACCTCTTCGATCGCCGTAACTTTCTTAATGGCACAGAGCTTGGCGGCATCGGTCGTCGTGGTAAAAAAAGACGGCTGAGTGTGTGCAATATGGAAATCTGGTGTGAGTGTTTTGGAAAAGACCGATCAAATCTAAAACGTCAGGATTCGAATGAGCTCACCGCGATTCTCATCAAGCTTGGTTGGGAGCGCATGGCCAAAAAAGATAGAAAGCCACTCTACGGACCACAGTATATCTTCATGCCAAGAGACCGCGCGTGGTGACGTTTAGGAACAACCTGTTCTTAGCATTTTGTTCTGAAAAGTTATCTGAAGAATTAAGGAACATTTACAGGTACAACCCATAAATACTGCTGTTTGGCCATCCATAGCAAGTTGTACCTATAATCCTAATATTTATATTAAATGGAATAGTAGTAAATAGTAGCTAATATAACACGCCACACACATATCGCGCGTATAAGGGGTTTTTGGGAATTGGGAACTTTAAGAACATGGATTGAAAATGATGAAATATATTTCTCAAATTTATCCAGTTTTTATAAGAATCAAAGCAGATGGAATGCACGACTGGTAATCTCCATTCGAGAAATTACTACAGGATGGGCTGTTCCACAGAGTAAACCCCTTATACTGTGCGGCTTGGAGGACAGTCCAGCTACAAGTGAACAAGAATCTTCATTATATTCAATACGGAAAATACACATTAAGGGATATAGCTATCCTGTATCACGCGTAAGTAATATAAGGAAATTGGTGTTCACTTGTGGCACTTGATCCAGAGAGAGGAAGAGGTGGATCGCTAAATGCGGGAGAAAACACTGGAGTGTAAACTCGTAAGAGCAGTTAAGATGGTAGGTGGTATCTGCCCGAAGTTCGTAAGCCCCGGTGCTGCTGGTATGCCTGACCGCATCCTACTTCTACCAGGTGGTCATATGGCTTTCGTGGAGGTTAAAGCTCCTGGTGAAAAGCCCAGGCCGCTTCAACTGGCAAGGCACAAATTACTTCGCGGGCTTGGCTTTAAGGTTCATGTTCTTGATGATGAGCAGCAGATCACGAAAATACTCGATGAGATAGAAGGTGATGCCAAATGAAGTTCATACCACACGAATATCAGCAGTACACAATAAACTTTATCAAATCCAATTCAATTTCAGCCGTATTCTTGAATATGGGCTTGGGTTGAGGTAAGACAGTCATTACCCTTACCGCACTATATGACCTTCTCTTTGACAGCTTCGAAGTACATCGCATACTGGTGATTGCACCTCTTAGAGTCGCTTCAATGAGCTGGCCAAACGAATTTGATAAGTGGGATCATCTCAAAAATCTCATCTACTCTGTTGCAGTCGGCACTGAAGTAGAGCGCCGTGCAGCACTAACGAAGCCCGCCGACATATACATCATCAACCGCGAGAACGTTCAGTGGTTATTTGAAGAAAGTAAGCTACCCTTTAACTTCGACACCATTGTTATAGATGAGCTTTCGTCCTTCAAAAATCATCAATCTAAGCGCTTTAGATCCCTAATGAAGGTGCGACCAAAAGTCAAGCGCATCATCGGACTCACGGGTACCCCCTGCGCAAATAGCCTCATGGATTTATGGGCTGAGTTTAAACTCCTTGATATGGGGAAACGCCTTGGAAGATTTATCGGTAGTTACCGGACTACTTATTTTGAACCTGATAAACGAAATTCCCAGATGGTGTTTTCCTATAAACCAAAACCTGGTGCAGAAGAGGCCATCTATAGACAGATCTCAGACATCACCATCTCCATGAAAGGTACTGATCATTTGAAACTACCGGAGCTCGTGATGAATGAAATCTCCATAAGGTTGTCAGACGAGGAGGCACTACATTACAAAGCTATGAAGGATGAGATGGTCCTATCCCTTCATGGTAAGGAGATCGATGCAGTGAATGCCGCTGCCCTATCAGGGAAGCTTCTACAGATGGCAAATGGTGCAGTATACGACGAAAACCACGATGCCATACACCTGCATGACCGAAAGCTTGACGCCCTTGAAGATCTGATCGAAGCGGCTAATGGCAAACCGGTGCTGATCGCTTACTGGTTTAAGCATGACCTTGAGAGGATACTTGTTAGGTTCCCTGCTGAACGTCTTGACTCAGGCGATAGCATCCGTAGATGGAACTTAGGTGAGATACCACTGGCCGTGATTCATCCAGCATCTGCTGGACATGGCCTCAACCTTCAAGCTGGTGGATCTACCCTCATCTGGTTTTCGCTAACCTGGAGTCTTGAGCTTTATCAGCAAACCAATGCGCGGCTCTGGCGGCAGGGCCAGAAAGAAACTGTGGTGATTCATCACATTATCACTAAGAGCACGATCGACGAACAGGTTATGAAAGCATTAAAGCATAAGGATAAGACCCAGTCTGCGTTGATCGATGCTGTAAAAGCTTGTATTGGAGGTGGTACGAATTGACTAAGAAAGAACTCTCACAGCTGTACTACCTCAATCGTGAAATTGAAGAAATACAAAGACGCATCGCTGAACTTGAAGCCTTAGCAACAGGGTGTACTGTCAGGATCACTGGCTTACCAAAAGCACAGGGGCTAAACGACAAAATTGCTGAATATGTTGCAGAAATAGCGGATCTAAAATGCCTTCTCGACCTTGACTTAAAGAAATGCTTCTTTGAGCTTAACAGGCTGAATCGATATATCAACAGCATTGATGACAGCCAGATGAGAATGATCCTTTCGCTCAGATATATTAACGGCCTTCCATGGGAACAAGTAGCAGCAAGTATCAGTTATTCACTGTCTGGTGAGTCTGTTCGAAAGGCGCATGATCGATTCCTTTGTAAAAAGTAAAAGTTGTCCGTTTTGTCCGGTCAAGATGTGCTATATTGGTAGCATAATAGACTAAATCAATTTAAGCCTTTGCAGGATTATCAACTGCGAGGGCTTATATTTTATTTTCGAGAAACTCTTTCTGTTATCATCCATCTTTTTTGGGAATAAATAGTAATAGCACTGGGAGGTGGATCTAATGGAAAAAGATAAGGTTGAGAAAGCTCTTATTAGTCTTGAAGATGGATTGATTAAATATCTCAGACTGATGGATTGGTTCTATCAAGTCGATGTATCAAAGGATGCAGATTTTCAACGAGCATATAACCACTTCTATCGCATGAGACAACGAAAGCCTGAATTCTATCGGGATTATTATGAGTTTATGCAGTCACATAAAAATCAAGTGATCACCTTTGAAGATATTCTCCTCCATTTCTATAATCAGTTTGATCGTGTTGAAGCATCATTTAGTAGCAAAATGCTGGCGACCCTGAATCCTGATAAACCTGTTTGGGATGAGTTTGTATTACAGAATTTGAAAATTAAGAAGCCTGCCCAGTACTCGAAAGACAGAGTTAAGCAGACAATAGAAATATACTCAAAAATTGAAACATGGTATGAGGATTTCCTTAAGTCAGAAACCGCAAAAGGTATGTTGATTTTATTTGGTGAGAAATATCCAAATATCGAAATAACAAACGTCAAGAAGATTGATCTTATCTTGTGGCAAATGAGATAGTGATTGAAAGTGGTTCAAGATGGTGAAAAAGATGAGAGTAAATGAGAGTTGATGTTAATGTCTAAAATGCTATAATGTTATTGTAGAAAGTATATTTACAGGGCCACCAGGGAGAAAATCCACGGTGGCTTTTTCTATGCACCATATGAGTTGATCTACTTAGCTTAATATACCACCAACGCTACAACTCACCTCGCTTGTCAAAAGTCAACAAATGGAAGACTCTTTAAAAACGCGTTAAGGATAGCGGCAATAACGAAAGATATGTGATAATATAAAAGCTTAAAGAAATGTAAAAGACATCAGTCAAAAACTCGGGACTGATGTCTTTTCATATGTCTGATCATGTAATCTGAACACAACTTTATCATTAATAATCAAAATCCGAGTAGGTGGTATATTTATATATAAATTCAATCTCTGCAGCACACTCTAGAAAAACCTCCACAATTTCTGGATCAAAATGTTTGCCGGAATCTTTCGCAATAATTTCTATACTCTCTTGATGTGAAAATGGGGCCTTATAAACTCGTCTTGAGCGAAGTGCATCATAGACATCAGCAACAGCCATAATTCTAGCAGAGAGTGGTATTTCATCTTCAACTAAACCATGCGGATAACCTGTGCCATCCCATTTTTCATGATGATAGAGTGCGATCCTTGACCCTACTGTGATAAAGTTATTGTCAGGAAAACGCTTACGAACCTCACCTAACGTACTTGCGCCAATCGTAGTATGCTTTTTCATTATTTCATACTCTTCATCCGTCAATTTACCAGGCTTAGAAAGAATGCTATCAGGTATGCCAACTTTACCGATGTCATGAAGTGGTGCGGCTTTCGCCAGATCATCAATATATGTATCTGTTAGTAACTCACGATATTTCTTCGAAGATCTTAATTGCAGAGCAATCAACTTACAAAACTTTGATACACGAACTATGTGGGCACCCGTATCATCATCCCGCATTTCAGCGAGTTTTACTAAGGAATAAATGGTTGCCAATCTTGATTCAACAATTTCTGACTCTTTATCAATAATCACTTTCATATTTTGTTTGTATTTGTCCGAAAAATACCCTACCATAGTCGCTACAAAGACATAAATGAAAATTCTCAAATGCCAATTCAATGGCTGTTGCATAATTAGATCCTCTGAACTTAGTGGCATATGAGGCCCGAGAAGCAGTCCACTAAAAATTGCATGAATTACACCATACTTCTTACCAAGTACAGAAGAAAGAATGGAAATAGGAATAAACATCAAATTAGAAAAAATTGTCTTCGTTCCGCCATGGTAAAACACAAACCATGCTATTAGCATTGATAATATGTATGAAAATAGTGTACAGGTAATTTTAAACATCTTTTGTTTTTGTGGATTAATGTTGAGAATCAATTCATCCATGTTAACTCCTTCAACAATTTAATGTAATTAAAACATGGTTATTGTTCATTATTATACACTATTATTATCCAAATCAGGATTACAATTTTGTAAAATCAGGTATATAATTATAATATTAGACTAATTATATTTTCTGATATTTTAAAAAAATGAAAACCAGCTTAAAAGAAAAAACTATGGAGGGTTCTAAATGGCTTACTTACTACACACAAATGAGCAGGTTTCATTAAGATCTGCACTTCTTACTGAATTATTAGAAGGTGCAAACGGTTATATCAGAAATGACGAACCAATTCAATTTATCCCCGAAATTTCAACGCAACTTGAACCGTTAATTAAGAATATAATGCGCTCTATTCAAGAAATTGTGCCTTCAAACAACACTACACTTACGCTTTCTTGGTGCTGCTATTCAGGTATTGGAGCAACTATGCATTGGCATATAAACTGGAATCAACTCAAATCAAGAGGCATTTTTGAAACACTTACTAAAGAGCGTGGCATTTCCGAAATGGATCAATATGTTCTTGATTTTATCGGGTTACCTTTCAAGAGTGATGAGGCTAAAGATTTAAAATATCACATTCAAGAAAGTTCGAGAAATGCGATTATTCACATGGCTAAGCATTCGATTGATTCATCCCCAGATGTTGTAATGGATGCTTATTTTCAGGCGTGTGAAGCAATGTACTTTTTTGGTATGGCAATTCAGATGAATCGATTGGGGATGTAGGTAAAAATATTATTAAACTTAATAAGTTGTCCGTTTTGTCCGGTTGACATGTGATATAGTGTTAGTATAGAAAAATAATAATTTTCCGAAGCCTTTGCAGGGACTACCTGTGAGGGCTTTTTCTATGCTCCAAAAGAGGTGACTTGAAATGCCCTATAGACCAAAGCGCCCCTGCTCTCACCCAGGATGCCCGAAGCTGACAAGTGGAAGGTTCTGCGAGGAACATGCTAAACAGGAAGAAAAGCGCTACGAGAAGTACGATCGAGATCCTGCCATGAAGAAACGCTATGGTAAATCATGGAAGCAGATCCGTGACCGATACATCACGATCCACCCTCTTTGTGAACAATGTCAGAAGCTCGGACAAGTTATACCAGCAACAGAGGTGCATCATATCAAGCCGCTTTCTCAGGGTGGTGGAAATGATTTTTCGAATTTGATGTCTCTTTGTACCTCTTGTCACTCAGAGATCACTGCACGCGAAGGTGGTCGGTGGAAACGCAGAAATTACAACCCCCCAGGGGGGCATTAAATCTCTACAACCCTCAAACACTTGACCGGCCCCGCAGCTTCGCGCGAAAAAATGCAGGTTCAAACGGGTGATTAACCAAAAATATCCAAGGAGGTCGCGGCACGTGGCTAAAGATGGCACCAATCGAGGCGGTAGGCGTGTTCGCGCCGGTGATAAACCTCAAGCACTTAATGACAAAATCACTAAAGGGAAAGCAGCTAAGGTGCTTGAAGTGCCAGATCTTCATCCTGAGTCCATTTTGGAAGTTGAAGATTTAGATGGGGCTGCAGACCTCTTCGGTGAGGATATGCCCTCCCCCAGCGATTACCTTAGCTCAAGACAAAAAGATGGTAAACCACTCGGGGCTGACCAACTCTTCATCGAAACCTGGCGTTGGCTTAAAGACCGGGGATGTGAGAAGTTCGTAAATCCAAGGCTGATCGAAGCTTATGCCCAGGCCTTCACTCGCTACATACAGTGCGAAGAAGCTATCAGCTTGTATGGACTACTCGGCAAGCACCCTACCACCGGTGGCGCAATCACAAGTCCCTTCGTTCAAATGAGTCAGTCATTTCAGAAACAGGCGAATCTGCTCTGGTATGAAATTTTCGATATCGTTAAGCAGAACTGCACAACTTCCTTTGTGAGCAATCCCCAAGAAGACATTATGGAAGCCCTGTTATCAAAACGGAAAGGAAGGTAACATCAATTGAAAACTGCAGAACGATTTGAAAAAGTTAATATTGATCATCTTGTTCCCTATGCCAGAAATGCCCGGACCCATAGTAAAGAACAGATACTTCAACTTCGAGCGTCCATTAGAGAATTTGGTTTTCTCAATCCCGCGTTAATTGACAAAGACTTAAACATTATCGCAGGTCATGGTAGAATCCTGGCCGCAAAAGAAGAAGGCTTCACAGAAATCCCTTGTGTATTTGTCGAACATCTAACCGAAGCACAAAAACGCGCTTACATCATAGCTGACAACCGCTTGGCACTAAATGCCGGATGGGACGTAGAGATGCTCTCCGTTGAGCTGTCTGATTTACAGTGTGCCGAATTTGACATATCACTTCTCGGCTTTGACAATGCTGAACTTAATAAGCTCCTATGTGGCATGGAAGATGTCAAAGACGATGAATTTGATGTAGAAGCGGAACTTCAAAAACCAGCCGTTTCTGAACTTGGGGACCTTTGGCTTCTTGGAAAACACCGACTGGTCTGTGGGGATAGCACAAAAGCCGAGACGTTTGATCTGCTCATGGACGGAAAGCTAGCAAATCTAACAGTTACAGACCCCCCATACAATGTGAACTATGAAGGGTCAGCCGGAAAAATCATGAATGATCATATGGCAGATGATAAATTTTATCAGTTCCTATTAGATGCTTTTGTACTAACCGAAAAAGCTATGGCAAAAGATGCCAGCATTTATGTCTTCCATGCTGATACTGAAGGTCTCAATTTCCGAAAGGCTTTTTCTGATGCTGGATTCTATCTATCAGGAACATGTATCTGGAAAAAACAATCGCTGGTTCTGGGCCGATCCCCTTACCAGTGGCAGCATGAACCTATCCTCTTCGGGTGGAAAAAGTCCGGTAAACATGCTTGGTACACGGATCGTAAACAGACCACCATCTGGGAGTTTGATAAGCCAAGGAAGAGTGGGGATCATCCAACTTCAAAGCCAGTGCAACTCATCGCCTATCCTATTGTGAACAGCTCAATGACAGGTTGTATTGTACTGGATCCATTCGGTGGCAGTGGTTCGACCGTTCTGGCCTGCGAGCAAACAGACCGAATTTGTTATACCGTAGAACTTGATATAAAATTCTGCGATGTTATTACAAAAAGGTTTATCGAAATGGTTGGTTCGGATAAGGATGTCTTTCTCATACGAAATGGAAACAAAGTCCATTATTCCGATGTGGTAGACAAGTCAAGCTCATCTTAAATTTACTCAGCTCGTTCTTAATCAATCGTGCAGAATACCTTGAAGATAGCTAAATAACCCTTGCTATTCCACAGCTTTTGAGTGATATATCTACTAACCAAAGAAGCGAAGGAGGCTTAGGGTTATGGAAATCAAATTTAACATATCAGGGATAAATCGAAAGGAGCTCGTCACAGCCATCGGTGAGCTTGTCGGTAAGCCAATCATCTATAAAGGTGCACCTACATTTTCATATGACGTCGGCGACTTCACCATCGATAAAAGCGGCACCCTCCTCTTCCCTGTCAAAGCAGACAGCGACCTGGTCAGTAAAGTCATAACAGGCCTATCAGAAAGAGGTTTGGAATTTGATGAATCAGAAATGATGAACAAGCTAAGCATCGAGATGCCACTTGATGGATTCACTGAGGAAAGTATTGTGAAGCTTGAAAAGCTCATATCAAGTAAGGCAAGCCTGATCAAAAAAGCACTCGGTGCAACTGAACTTACCATCGAAAAGACAGCGGCTACTCTCAAATTCCCTTGGTTTAAATTCCCTGCCACGAGCGATGAAGTAGCCGCCTATTCTCAATTCATTAGTGCACTCTGCTCTGCTGCAAAGGAACAAAAAAAGGTTACAGCGCGCGACAGAGTCGTCGACAATGAAAAATTCGCGTTCAGAGTCTTCCTGATCCGACTTGGATTTGTGGGAGAAGAATATAAGCTAACCAGGAAGATTCTGCTTCGTAACCTTAGTGGCAGTTCGGCGTACGCTTCTTTCCACCCTACCAAAGCTGATCAGGATGAAATTTTAGTGAGCGAGGTCAACCATGAATAAATTTCCTTCAAGAGAAACTGTCGTTCACCTTCGGAGTCAATATCCACGCGGCACAAGAGTTCAACTGGTGCGTATGAATGATCCTTTCTCGAATCTAAAGTCAGGCGATAAAGGTACTGTCCAGTTCATTGATGATATTGGCACGATTTTCTGCAACTGGGACAATGGTTCTACACTCGGCGTGGTTTATGATGAAGATGTCGTAAAGATAATCAAGGGTTAAGGCAAGATGGCATAATGAAAATTCCCGCCATATTAAGAAGGAGGCCCTTACAGTGAAAGCGCTGTTTGGCAGAAAAATATCGGACATTGAGGAACTTATTGAACTAACCGATTTAGCAATAAAGGACGGATTTTCACCTGAAGATTACGTCGTTACAAAAGAAGTCATCCTCAGTGATTCCGAATTCAAAGAACTCACCGCAGATCTACTCAAGGATCAGGCATGGATTATCAAGGACGATGGCGGCCCTAATGAAGATGGCGAAGTCAGATGTATTAGGGTGATAAATCAATCGACTCGTGAAAAGCTCCTTATTAATTCAGAAGGGTATGACTACCCCTAAGTACACAGCCCTTGAAAAATAACAAAAGCAGGCTTAAACGCCTGCTTCTTTCATATGTTTGATGCATTCATAGCAATAGAATTTACCTTTGATTTTAATGATATCCTTGGTCTTATCACAGAGCGAACAGTGAGGCGTGCATTTCTTTAGGGTCATGGTGTCATCCTTAATGAATACTTCAAGATAATCTCTTTCCATGATACCAAACTGCTTTCTAAGTTCGATGGGGAGTACGACTTGGCCTAGTTCGTCTACTTGTCTGATAATACCAGCCGATTTCATTGAACCTCTCCTTTAACTTTAATATGTATCTAATGGTATCTTAATCCAATTCCAAAATCAATGGTAATTGTATCAGTTAAGAAAATAACGTGTAATACAACTTGCTATTACCTCCGTTTAGAGTGATATATGTACTAACCAAAGAAAATCACGGAGGTCAGTGTTATGTGGACAAGCGGAAAAATAGATGGCTACGAATATCACATTAAGCACTTTGAAGAAGGTTCGGTCTATGGTATTGATGAGGGCAAAATCTCAAAACTAACGATATGTAAGAATGGCAGAATCCTCGTCAATTACGATCGCGGCTGGGATATACTGCCGCAAGATGAAGACGTCACAAAGATTTATGAATATCTTCTGAATTTGTTCAACTAAACGCCCGACTCGACATTAGGAGCTTCGAACTTGAAGCTCTTTTCTTATGTCCATTTTTTCGGAAAGGAGCGCTTTTCTAACGATGCGTAAGCTGAAGAAGTATAAACCGACCAACTTTATGGCGAGTGACAGTACTTACGACAAAGATGCTGCCGACTATGCGGTTGCATTCATCGAAGCGCTCTCCCATACCAAAGGCAGCTGGGCTGGGAAGCCCTTTGAACTCATCGACTGGCAGGAACAGATCGTGAGGGATCTATTCGGTGTCCTAAAGCCAAGTGGCTATAGACAGTTTAACACCGCATATATTGAGATCCCAAAGAAGATGGGCAAACAAGTAGCTTTAGATACGATTATTCCCACCCCTAAAGGTTATACGACTATGGGAGAAATTAATGTGGGGGATGCCTTATTTGACGTACAAGGAAATACATGCCGTGTTGTCGCAAAAAGCAACATCGATTTTAGCGAACAAGCTTTTAGAATTACATTTAAGGATGGAGAAGTCATAGAGGCGGGTGAACATCATGAGTGGCAAGGTGAGTATACACGAGGTAAGAATAAAAAATGTATTTTGACCACAGGAGAACTCTATCAATTACCTAAAGATGGCAACTCCTATCGCTTCAGAATACCCATTGCAAAAAATATTAAAGTTGAATCTGTTAAGTTACCAATAGAGCCATATCTAATGGGATATTGGCTTGGAAATGGAAATGCTGTAAAGCCAGAGATAACAATCAAAACCGAGGATGTCGCTGGTGTTCTAAAAAATATTATTTGCTTCTATGAGGTGTCAAGCGCATGGGAGAACACTGGAGATAGCATTGTAGTTAGGATACCGGCTTTGAAACAGGTTCTACTGAAAAGTTTTCTCGATAAGGTCATACCACTTGAATATCTGCGTGCAAGCAAACAAGATAGGCTTAGGCTATTACAGGGGTTGATGGATTCTGATGGAACTATTTGCAAAAATCAAGGTCAAGCAAGCTATTGTTCTACTGAGAAAGCCTTATCTGAAAGCGTTAGTGAATTATTGTGGAGTCTTGGAATCAAAAATGCTATTTCTGAGGCGGCGTCTACACAACGTAACGATTGGTCGAAGAAAAGTGCTGAGTGTGGTAGATGCTCAACCGGTAGGACTTTATATTATGTGAAGTTCACTGCCTTTGACGATACGATAATTACAGGACTACAAAGAAAACAGAAAAATGATGTACGGCGAAATAAAAGAACAAGAAGTCATTTTAGATACATTGATAAAATTGAACCTATTAAAAATCGAGGTATGCAGTGCATACAAGTTGACAGTCCATCGCATCAATATTTAATAGGTCGTTCTTTTTTGCCAACACATAACAGTGAGCTCGCCGCTGCGATTGCCCTCCTGCTCACCTGCGGCGACGGCGAAGAGCGTGCAGAAGTCTATGGTTGTGCCGCAGATCGTCAGCAGGCATCTATTGTCTTTGAAGTTGCTGCCGATATGGTTCGCATGTGCCCGGCTCTCAATAGGCGTGTTAAAATTCTCGCTTCTACGAAACGGATCATTTATCTGCCGACAAACAGCTTCTACCAAGTCTTGTCGGCTGAAGCCTACTCAAAACATGGGTTCAACATTCATGGCGTCGTCTTTGATGAACTTCATACTCAGCCCAACCGAAAGCTCTTTGATGTTATGACGAAAGGCTCAGGAGATGCACGGACACAACCCCTTTACTTTTTAATCACTACAGCTGGAACAGACACCCAGAGCATCTGCTACGAAACACACCAAAAAGCTATCGACATCCTGGAAGGCCGTAAACGCGATCCCACCTTCTATCCTGTCATTTATGGTGCGAAAGAAGATGAGGACTGGACCGACCCTAAGGTATGGAAAAAAGCCAATCCCAGTTTAGGAATTACAGTCGGCATCGATAAAGTAAGAGCTGCCTGCGAATCTGCTAAGCAAACTCCGTCTGAAGAAAATAGCTTCCGCCAGCTGAGACTTAATCAATGGGTCAAGCAAGCTGTGCGATGGATGCCAATGGCCAGGTGGGATGCCTGCTCATTCCCTGTATCTCCTGATGATCTGGAGGGACGCATCTGTTATGGAGGTCTTGACCTGTCCTCAACCACAGACATCACTGCCTTTGTGCTCGTCTTCCCTCCGCTGGATGAGAACGATAAATTTCAGATTCTCCCCTTCTTCTGGATGCCGGAAGATAACATCAACCTTAGGGTGCGCCGGGACCACGTACAGTATGATCTCTGGGAAAAGCTAGGGTTTCTCCTGACCACTGAAGGCAATGTGGTCCACTATGGATTCATTGAGAAGTTTATTGAAGGCCTTGGCGAGCGGTACAACATTCGCGAGATAGCTTTTGACCGCTGGGGCGCGGTGCAGATGGTGCAGAACCTTGAAGGACTTGGCTTTACTGTTGTCCCTTTTGGCCAGGGCTTTAAGGATATGTCCCCACCGACTAAAGAACTGATGAAACTAACCCTTGAGGAAAAGATCGCTCACGGTGGCCACCCTGTCCTCCGCTGGATGATGGACAACATTTTCATCAAGACGGATCCAGCGGGAAATGTTAAGCCAGACAAAGAAAAAAGCACCGAGAAAATTGACGGTGCTGTGGCAACAATTATGGCGCTTGATAGGGCTCTTCGATGCGGAAATATCAATAGTGAATCTGTCTACAATGAAAGAGGTCTTATTATTTTATGATAGGTACAATTTGTTTTTCTATACGCTCAATTGCTATTCCAGTATTAGCAAATACCGTCGCATTTTTAAATACAGTTTGAACAGTCGATTTCGGAAGACGCTTTTTCTTAGCCGGTTCATATCCTAAAGGGGCAATCGCAGTTGAAATCATGCGACCGATTACCTGCTTAACGGTATCATTTGTGATATCAAGGTCACACTGATGAGCTGTTGCACAGTAATCAATAATATCATTCGCAACAGCAACTAATGCAGGTATTTCAGAATCGGACAACTCAGCCATTTTGATGCGATTTTGATCATTCCAGATAATTGTTTCATAGATGATTCGTGCTGATTGGCTGTCTTTTACCACATTACATGTCGGATGAGTTTTTACAAAGTCATCGAAATTCATAAAGATTCCTCCTTAAAGGACGTAATATGTCGTCTTACATTTCAAAGTTATCATTTTACGTCCTTGGTGTCAATAAAATTTTTTTAGTCTAGGAGGGTGCACCATATGAACTTATTGAAAAGCCTATTTCATTCTAGGGATAAGCCAAAGAACTATCTAATTAGCGGGTTTTCATTTCTATTTGGCAGTACCACCAGTGGGAAAAACGTCAATGAAAAAACGGCCATGCAAACGACTGCTGTCTATGCATGCGTCAGAATCCTATCTGAGACCATCGCGAGCCTTCCCCTCCACATCTACCGCCATTCTGAAAACGGTAAAGAAAAAGCGATTCAGCACCGGCTCTACAGACTCCTTCATGACGAGCCAAACTCCGAGATGACTTCATTTGTGTTTAGAGAGACACTTATGAGTCATCTTTTATTATGGGGCAATGCCTATGCTCAGATCATCAGAGATGGAAGGGGTAACGTCGTTTCGCTCTATCCCCTGCTACCAGACCGAATGACGGTGGACCGAAACTCAAAGGGCGAACTTTTCTACGAATACCATAAGGAGTCTGGTAGTGTGGTCCTCAGAAAAGAAGAGGTCCTTCACATCCCAGGACTTGGTTTTGATGGTCTCATTGGTTATTCACCCATCGCTATGGCCAAGAATGCCATCGGTATGGCCATAGCCACGGAAGAATATGGTGCTAGGTTCTTCGCTAATGGAGCAAGTCCTGGCGGCGTCCTTGAACATCCCGGCGTCGTCAAGGATCCAAAACGCATTAGAGACAGTTGGAATGACGTGTATCAAGGGTCAGCAAATGCCCACCGAATAGCAGTACTTGAAGAAGGCATGAAGTTTCAGCCCATCAGCATTCCGCCCGAGCAGGCACAGTTCATCGCCACAAGAAAATATCAACTCAATGAAATCGCTAGAATTTTTAGGATCCCTCCTCATATGATCGGGGACCTTGAGAAGTCTAGCTTTTCTAATATAGAGCAGCAGTCCCTGGAATACGTGAAGTACACTCTGGATCCTTGGGTCGTTCGCTGGGAGATGTCGCTGCAAAGGGCTTTACTGACCGAACCTGAAAAACAGGAATATTTCATCAAACTAAATGTGGATGGACTACTTCGTGGCGATTATCAAAGTCGGATGAACGGCTACGCTGTTGGAAGGCAAAACGGCTGGCTCTCAGCCAACGACATCAGAGAACTTGAAGATCTTAACCGTATCCCAGAAAACTTAGGCGGAGATCTCTATCTCATCAACGGCAATATGACGAAGCTCCAGGACGCGGGGCTCTTCAGCAAAAATTTCGAAACGGAAGGTGAATTGAGTGAAAAAGAAGTTTTGGAACTGGGTGAGAAATGAAAACGATAGAACTCTCTTTTTAGATGGTCCTATCGCCGAAGAAACCTGGTATGGCGATGAAGTGACGCCTAAACAGTTCAGGGCAGAACTACTCAGTGATGAAGGCGATATTACCATCTGGATTAATTCCCCTGGCGGCTGTGTCTTTGCGGCAAGTCAAATCTACAATATGCTGATGGATTATAAAGGCCATATCACGGTCAAGATTGATGGCATTGCTGCAAGCGCCGCCTCGGTCATCGCGATGGCAGGCTCAGAGGTCCTCATGTCACCGGTAGCATTAATGATGATTCACAATCCGATGACTTTAGCTTTTGGGGACACCGAGGAAATGCAAAAGGCCATCGGGATGCTGAGTGAAGTCAAAGAGAGCATTTTGAACGCTTACGAGATCAAAACTGGACTTTCAAGGACAAAAATCTCCCACCTTATGGATGCAGAGAGCTGGTTTAACGCAAGGAAAGCCATCGAACTGGGTTTTGCCGATGGCATGCTCTATGAATCCGAAACCGAAATGATGCCAGATGAAGGTATGATCTTCAGTAAAATGACTGCGATCAATTCACTCATCAGGCAACTTCCTCGTGAAGAAAAAAAGCCTGGAGTAGAAATCAAACTACCAGAAACCATTGCCGTCGAGTCACTCGAAAAGCGACTGAACCTTATTAAACCTTAGGAGGACATGTGCATGAATAAAATTTTAGAACTGAGAGAAAAGCGGGCAAAAATCTGGGAAGAAGCGAAGGTTTTCCTCGACTCAAAGCGCGATGAGTCCAGCCAGATTTCGAAGGAGGATTCGATCGTCTATGAAAAGATGGAAGCCGACGTTGTAAACCTCGGTAAAGAAATCGAGCGACTTGAGCGCCAACAGATGATCGAAATGGAACTTTCGAAACCTGTTAGTGATCCGATCACCTCTCGACCAGAACGGCAGTTGAAAGAAAAAACGGGTCGTGCCAGTGATGAATATAAGTCGGCTTTCTGGCGTGCGATGAAGGATAAGAATAGCTTCGATGTTCAAAACGCTCTCCAGGTCGGCACCGACTCTGAAGGCGGCTACCTCGTACCAGATGAATTCGAAGCGACGCTGATTGAAGCGCTCCTTGAAGAAAATATCTTTAGGAGTCTATCGACAGTTATCCGCACTTCCTCTGGCGACCGAAAGATTCCAGTGGTGGCGTCAAAAGGCACTGCGTCCTGGGTCGATGAAGAAGCCCCAATTCCAGAGTCCGATGATGCCTTTGGTCAGGTCTCTCTGGGAGCCCATAAGCTCGGAACCATCATCAAGGTCTCGGAAGAACTGCTGAATGACAGCATTTTTAATCTGCAGGCTTATATCGCAAAGGAATTTGCCCGCAGAATCGGCACCAAGGAAGAAGAAGCCTTCTTTATCGGCAATGGTACCGGTAAGCCAGTAGGCATCTTTAACGCCACAGGTGGGGCCGACGTGGGCGTCACAAGCGCCCTTGCAGCTTCGATTAAGTTCGATGAACTCATTGACCTCTACTACTCACTGAAATCGCCGTATCGGAAGAATGCGATGTTTGTCACCAATGATGCGACCATCAAAGAAATCAGAAAGCTTAAAGACGGTAATGGCCTCTATCTCTGGCAGCCATCAGTGAGAATCGGTGAACCAGATACTATTCTCAATAAACCAGTGAAGACCTCTTACTTCGTTCCGACGATTGCCGCCAGTGCTAAAACCGTCGCCTTTGGGGACTACTCCTACTACTGGATCGCTGATCGTCAAGGTCGGTCCTTCCAGCGACTCAATGAACTCTATGCCGTGACGGGGCAGGTCGGTTTTAAAGCAACTCAGCGCGTCGACGGTAAACTAATCCTCTCTGAAGCGATCAAAGTGCTTCAGCAGCATGCGTAGGTGATGAGTGATGAGTAACGTAAAAAACTATACTGAACAGGGCGGCGAAAGAACGGTCATTGGTGGAACCCTTGAGATCGAAAGTACCGGAAGCCTGACGTTTAATGGTGCCGCCCTTACCCCCGCTGCTGCTCAGGATGACAGTGTGGCGTCCACCGTGGCAGGAGTTGTGGTGGACCTTAATGCCCTACTTGCCAAACTAAGAGCCGCTGGGCTAATGCTCAGTGAATGATGGAGGATCATATGCAGACAAAAGGTAAAGTCAAAAAAACTACTATTGAGGCCACTCTCATAAAGGCAGATGGCTCAAAGGTAGACCTCGGCACCATCGTCGACACAGAAAAAAAGAAAGGCATCCTAGAAATTCTTAAAGGGAAGGTGAAATCAAATGGCTGATACCGTCTATGTTGTCAATAACGGGCTGGGGCTCATAACCGCTGCCCTCGCATCCTCAAATCACAAATATGTGGCTTGGGGCACAGGTGTAGCGGCAGCGACCGTCACGGATGCTGCCCTTGAAACGGCTGCAGCTCCAACTAACGTCACCGCAGCCACAGGATCACAGTCTCAGCAAACGACCACTACGACAAACGACACCTATCAAGTGGTGGCCACGATCACGGCCGGCGGGGCCCTCGCGATTACGGAAGTCGGCATCTTTAATCAAGCCACCCTTTCCGGCGCGACGATGTACCTTCACGGGACTTTTTCCGCCATCAACGTCTCCTCCGGCGACTCGATCCAGTTCACCATTAAATCAGTATTCGATCAGGCATAATATAGTGAGGGCCGGACTCCCCGGTCCTCGTCAGTAAAAACGAGGTGAGGTCATGGCGTGGCTTTCGGGATATTCATACCGTAAAAAAATCACGATTGAGAGCGGCTATGTCGACGCCTCTTTATCAAATTTTGTACTCGATGTCGTCCTGGCATCAGGTAGTTTTACATTCTCCAGAGCCCGATCCGACGGATATGACGTCGTTTTCACCGCAAGTGACGGCGAGACGGCGCTACCGTTCACACGGGAGTACTACGACAGCACAAACAGCAAGGCGCGATTCCACATCAAAGTTTCAAGCGTCAGTGATACAACCGACACCGAGCTTTATATGTACTACGGCAAGGCGAGCGATACGGATCACGCGTCGTCGGGGTATACAGTATGGTCTGAAAGTTATGCTGGCGTCTGGCATCTCGGGGACACGAGCTACGAGGACGCCCTCGGAACCTACGATGCCTCGCTCTTGTCTGGATCAACACCTTCTGTAACGGACACGTTATGGGGCCGATACCTGACGCTATCGAGTCACAGCTTCGGGACCGATTTGGCGATGGCGAGTCTTGCATCTAACGACGAGGTCACGGTTACAATCGTCATGGCGTGGACCGGTTCGGGGACTTTTATCCCAATCGAATATTCCGACGCGTTCTATGAGAACAGCGCTTTCGCGATCTATCTCAATAACTACGGGGACGGGTACCCAACCTTCGGCGAATGCGACGGCTCAAATATCAACATCATCTATGACGCGACGGACTGCAGCGATGGCACGCTTAGGACGCTCACTTTTACGATGGACCGATCGGGCGGCGGGACAACGACAAATTATTCGTATATTAACGGCGTGGCGACGGGAAGTCGAACGCAGCACGGAGATTATCAGGCCGATACAACGGGCAATTTGGGCACCGAGACGTTATACTTCGGCTCCGATGTCGGCGTGGTCAGTCCATTTTCGGGGACATTTGGAGACCTCCGGCTTTCCACGATAAAGCGCTCAGCCGCATGGATTAAGGCCGAATCCTATAGTATACGACAATTACTGCACTCACTTGGTAACGAGGAGACGCCGATCACGCCTAAAGCGCTAATCGCATCAATATCGACAACCATAACAGCGCGAAGACAGATTAGTCAGATGTTATCGGTTTCATTAAGCGCCACAGCATCGCTCCTTTATGCGCTGCCGCCGCCGGTCCTCGACGCGATCTCAAAAGTCGGGGCCTGCCTCTATTTGAAGTGGACGTAAAAGGGGGGCGGACTGGATGACCATTCAAACGAGAGCTGCGTCGAGCGTCGTCAGCGCCACCTTTTACACGGGTGGTGCGAACACGTATACGAGTAACGATGCCTATGCGACCTGGACATCGACCTCCCGAAACCAGACCGCGCAGCTCATCCTTGGAATTGCCGCTTTTGATATTCCGGCAGGGGCGACGATCAATTCTGTTACAGTCTATGTCGAGCGAAAGTGGTCAAGCGGCGCGTCGTCTCTCATTGATTATGCCTATGCTCAAGCTTCCAATTCCGGCACGCTCCGTGGAACGCAGTATAATGATACGACGTTCCCGACGACAGATACTGCCTTCAGCACAGACGGCGGCACGTGGACGGTCTCGGAACTAAGTGCCGGGACGATGCAAGTCAGGTTTGATAGTGATCGAAAAAACACCACCTCTCAAACGATCCATTATCTCGATGATGTCTATGTCGAGGTGGATTATACTACCGCAACCATAAATTATAAAACGGCTACGACCACATCGTTTTTATCGGCCACTGCCCGGCGTCAAACACAAAACGTACTGACTGCGTCAACGTCTTTGGCCGCTTCAGTTCGCCGAGTTGTCAATCGGTCCATAACCACCGTAACCGATATTATTGGAATGTCTATCAAAGCATCAAGCCGTGGGATTTCTGGGATAGTCAAAGCTACTGGGAATTACCTAACCCGATTTAACGGCTATGTCATCGAGCGTAAAGATGGCGATGGGGAATGGTTTATCCTCACTCGCGTAAGCGCAGGGACGTCTGGTTATACAGACTGCTACAATCTCGTCGGCGGAATAACCTATTATTACCGCATCAAGCGCGTCAGCCTTATTCTTTCAGATTCTGACTGGTCAAACATCGAATCCTATTTTTATGAGGAAACGGCGGCCACTCTGAAAAGTCTGTCTGCAGGGATCACGATCACCATGGCCGCTCATCGGCAGACCGGCCGGACGTTGATGCAAATGGTTGACATAACACAAATTGTGCAGCGTACTACAAAAGCGATCAAAATTGGATCTGTGGGTCTTACGGCTACCCTCTTTCATTCAATAGTCCGCTACTTGGTAACCGCATCAAGGACTGGTGGCCAGATCCTCCGGGAAAACATGAAGCGACTCATCAGCTTAGCAATCGTCACCTCAATGATCCATCGAATTGAAACTGTTCTCAAAATGATCGAGACCATCATAGTAATAGCACCGGGTCTTACCCGGCAAACCTTGCGCAGCTTTATCACATCGGGTGCGATCAACGGCATCATGACTCGGAGCTTTACGACTTTTAAGATGATTGCCACAAGTTTGGACACAACCGGTCAGATCCTTCGGCGAACCATGAAGGGGTTCTTAGGATCCATGATCGTCACCTCAACGATTAATCGTTTGAAAGCTGTCCTCAAGGCAATTACAGCCACAATATCATCGGTGGAGATTCTGATCCGTCAAACCACCCAGAGCCTTGCCTCATCAATCACGATTAGCAGCGCCACCGCCCAGAGCCTTACGACGATTAAAATGATTGTCGTGAATATACCCGCTACCGTTCAGAATCTACGACATATTGCAAAAAGGCTTACCGGGTCCGTGACGATCTTCTCGATAACCAGCCGGATGAAAGCCGCCCTTAAGTCTATGACTACGCAAATCAACTCAACAATATCCGTCCGGAGGCGCATTATCAGGTCCTTAAAACCTGTCATAGATACCGTAAGCGCGACCGGTCGGCATACATCTCGACTCTTTAGGGTGACGATTAGCGCTTTTAGCGAAATCATACGTCAGAACAATAAAAGAATCACCGGATCAGCAACTGTCACCTTAACGATCGTTCGGATGAAAGTCGCTCTCAAAACCTTGATTGCAAGCATAATGACGACTGTAATCATCCGAACGGAGATCATCAGAACCTTAACCTCTGCTGTTAATGCCGTAAATATGGCTCGTCTATTGACGGCCCGAACTTTCGCAGCGGCAATCAGCACCCTTGACAAGATCCTGAGTCAATCTATTAAAAGGCTCACCTCATCCATGAACGTCACCTCGACGATGACTCGGATAAAAGTCTCCGTAAAGGACCTGATAGTCAGCATCACGACATTGGGATTATCCAAGCGAATGATGATGCGCACTATCGTATTGGCCTTATCTACCGTTTCAACAATACAAAAAGAGATCGCCCGATCATTCACATCTGCACTAATCATTTTGTCTATGGTCCTGAGGCAGATTGAAAAACTTCTTGAGGTTTCGGTCCATATACTCGTAAGTGTTGCGCACTCATCCGTGATCATGCGGACCTATATCGCGACGACACGCACTGCATCCGCGGCCAGAAGGGTCACAATCAAAACGGCCCTCGCAGGGGCTAATATTGCCGGATCCATCTGCCGTCAGACTTTTAAGCTCATTTCTGACGTGGCATCTACCACAGCGCAGATCACTCGAGTGATTGCGAGAGAGATTCGTTCAGACCTTGATGCGATCGAATCTACATTCAGAATTACTGCGCGGGATGTTAGGGCTGCTGTATCGGCATCAACGATAGGCTCTGACATCCATAGAATCGTGGTCATGGTCTATTACAAGACCCTCACTGCAGCCACCAATGCGGCGGTAGCCATTAAGCGCCATATAAGTCGGATCCTCATGGCGTTAATATCCGCTGCCAGTTCCCGAGAAAGCGCTAAGTGCCACGCTGAGACGGTGATAAGAACCGCCACCCTATCGACTACTAATCGCGCTTTAATTCTATCTATCAGAGATCAGGAAGGAGACCCACTCGCCATGGCCTACACCGGCGACACCATACGACTTTATGGCAGGTTTTACAACTGGACTGACATTCTGGCCGATGTCACGTCGCCAGAGGTCGTCATCTATGACGGCAAAAGAAATCAGATCATAGCCGGGATACCTACGAAAGAATCGACCGGTGTCTATTACTACGAGTACCTCATCCCAAGCAGCTATTCGGACCCCCTCATCTTTGAAATGAGTGGCATTCTTGAGGGTTCAACCATTCTTGCCAGATCGACCATCGAGCGGAGGTGGGTTTAGTGGAAGGACGCATCAAAGTCATCACCCCGGTTTCTGCTGAACCCATCACCGTTGATGACGTCAAAGATCAGCTGCGGATTGACACCGCTGAGGAAGATGATTACCTGGCTGATCTCATCTTTGCCGTTAGAGACTACGCAGAGCACTACACCAGGCTAAGCCTGGCGACTCAAGTCCTGGAGCTGATGCTGGATGCCTTACCAAGTGCTAACTTTATTGACCTGCCAAGATCGCCGGTTCAGTCCGTGACTTCCTTTAAGCTGACAGACGTTTTCGCTGTCGAGACCACGATGGTTCTAGGAACGGATTACCTTCTGGACCTTGACAGGATCCCCGCGCGCATCGTCCTGCCTTACAACAAGTCCTGGCCAGGAATTGAGTTACATCCTGTGGCGCCAATCAGAATCAGGTATGAGGCCGGCTACAATAACACCACGAACAAGGTGCCCTATAGCCTAAAGGCAGGGCTACTACTTCATGTGGGGCTACTTTATCAATATCGCGATGCCGAGATCCCTGAGGGCGCCATGACCACCGTGAAAAGACTCTATGACATGCACCGAAACATTTGGTTTTAAAGGAACGGTGATTCATATGTTAAATGCCGGGGATCTAAATTACAGAATCACAATTGAACAAAACAAGCCTATCACAAGTAGCGACGGAACCCGTGTAGAAAACTGGGTTGCCGTCGTTTCTGTTTGGGCGGACTATCAGGCAAAGAGCGGACGTGAATTCTTCTCTGCGCAGCGTTTTAATGCCGAAGTCAGCGCCCTATTTCGCATCAGGTATCGCTCTGATGTTAACGTCAAAATGAGAATTAGATACAAGACAAGAGTCTTTGAAATTCTCTTTATGAATGACACAAGTAAAGACCAGGGTGAACTCGCCCTCGGGTGTCGGGAGGTGGTGTAGAGTGACCATCGAAGATGCCATCTGGCATAGACTAAATAGCGAAATACCAAGCCTTAACGGTCGTATCTATCCCGTGACCATTGATCAAGGTGCACCCCTTCCGGCCATAGCGTATAAACGCATTAGCACCCGAAGGGATCCAACCCTAAAGAGTCAGGGGCAATACTACACTACCTTTCAGTTTGATATCCTGGCAGCCAATTACACCGAGATGAGAGAACTACGCGATACCATCAGATTGGTTTTTGAGGATAGTACTGGCGAATACATGTCAGGTGCACCTTATATTCAGTCTATTGACATCCTCAACGAAATGGACGGATTTGATACAGGGACCCAGATCAGCACTGGCCTAATTGAAATCGAATACTTCTATACCTTATGAAGGGAGATCATCCATGACGACATTAGCTAAAGCAGGCAATGGCACCACCCTTATGATCGGTGCCACAGTTGTAGGAGAGGTCAAGAAAATATCACCCCTTGGTTCCAAACGAGATGAAATCGATGTCACCACACTATCAAGCGCCGCAAAGGAATTTATCCTCGGGATGGCCGATTATGGATCCGTCACCGTCACCGTCAACTGGTATCCCGGAGATGCCGGCCAGACCGCCATCCGGACCGCTTTCGCCAATCAAACAACCGACACTTACACAATTACGTTCCCGTCAAGTCTGGGCGCGACCTATGTTTTCCAGGCGCTCGTTCTTGAGGCTCCGGGTCCGGAAGTCGGAAACGACGTCCTTCAATCGGAGATCATTCTCAGATGTACCGGCGCCGCGGAACTTGGACTGACGGCGTCAACCGGCATCTCAGCCCTCGCGCTTTCAGCCGGGACCCCAGCTCCAACCTTTGCGACGGGGACGCTCAATTATTACTGCACTTGGACAAGTACAACCTCTACGACCGTCACCGTTACCGCCGCGAGCCATACCATCCACCTATACGTGGATGGGGTGTTTACAGAGGCCCTGACGAGCGGCGCCGTGTCGGCATCCATCGGTACCTTCGGAACACAGTCCTCGAAAAAGCTCGACATCATCGTCTGGGAGAGCGGCAAGATTCCAAAAGTCTATACCATCATCGCAACCAGAACGACATAATTCAAAACGGAACACGGGCGGCTTATCCAGCCGCCTGATTTTGATTATTGGGGGTTTTATGTATGGCAAGACCATCCATACCAATCAAGCTCGACAAGATCCGCAACCTTCGTTTCGGAATGCGGGCCATCGCTAACATTGAGGACAACCTCAATATTAAGATTTCAAAATTTGATCTTTCCGACGTCGGGATGAAGGATCTCGCCGTTTTTCTATGGGCGGGTCTCGCGCATGAGGACCCGGTTCTTACACCGGATGACGTCATGGACCTGATCGACGAACACCTCAGTATTAAAGAGGCCGTGGAGATCCTTGGGAAAGCCATCGACGCGAGCTTTGGCACGACGGAAAAAAACGCATAGACGGCGCGCCGGAGGACCCGGGGGAGCTCGATTTCGACGACCTTCTCCAGCACGCCGCGAGGGTCGGCCTCAAGCCCGTCGAATTCTGGGACCTGACACCCGCGGAATTCGCGGCATATAATCGGGGGGCCCATGACCTCGAGATTACAGCTTATCGCCGCACGATATACGGCGCGTATCTATGTGCTAAGCTCGGACGCGTCGAAGACTTCCCGGATTTCGAGGAGGTCATCGCACCACTCGAGGATAACGCAAAGGTCGAGGAGGACCAGACGCCGGAGCAAATGTTTTCTATTATCCAGTCTTTCGACTTAAGCCTCAAACGACAGGGGAAGGGCTAATCATGATTAAATTTGAAAAAATAGAAGGGATCAACGACGTCCTTCGCGGCTTCGATGAGGTCGGAACTGCGGCCTTTGATGAGATAGAAAAGACGACCGTATCTCTCGCGGGACGCGTCATGACTGCCGCAAAGGCTAAGGTGCCAGGTCCTACAGGCCGAAAAACCGGCAAGTGGGCCCACCCGGCCGGCAACCTCGAGGAAAAAATCAGGATGAAAAAACCAACCGAAAAACAAAAGGCCAAAGCGCAAGTTTTTTCAACCGTGGGCTTTGGCGCCGGGGCGGCCTATGGCGTCCCCGTCGAGCTCGGCCACAAACTCTTTGTGCACGGCCAAAGCAAAGGACAAGTCAAACCGGCGCCGGCGCCTACCGGCTTTTTACGGCCCGCGGCGGATATGTATAAATCGACGGCCGCCGACGAAATTGAAAAGGCTATCAATGACGCCATAGGCAAGTGGTAAAGGGGGTGCAGCGTTATGGCAGTGATTCGATCTCTCACCGTTAAGATCGGTGCGGATCTTACCAAACTACAAACCGGACTGAATGACGCAAAGAAACACATTTCAAAATTCGGCCGGGACATGACCTCCGCCGGGCAAACCCTGACGAAATCCGTCACTGCCCCAATCGCCGGGATGACCGTCGTCCTTGGTAAAATCGGGAACGATTTTGACAAGGCTTTTGATAAAATCCGCGTCGGGACTGGCGCCACCGGAGACGCCCTTCTCGATTTACAGGACAGTTTCAAGACCGTTATGAAACAAGTCCCAAACAGCATGGACGAAGTATCGACCGCAATCGCGGATCTCAATACAAGGACCGGGCTCTCCGGAGAGGCGCTCGAGGACTTAGCGGTCCAGTTTCTTAACCTCGCGAAAATCACCGGGGAGGATTTAACGACGGCCATCGGATCCGGAACCCGGGTGTTCGGGGACTGGTCCATTGCCGCGGAGGATTCAGGCGCATCGATGGATTACCTTTTCAAGGTTTCTCAATCGACGGGAATCGGCTTTTCCACGTTATCTGATAACCTCGTCAAATTCGGCGCGCCGCTCCGGCAAATGGGCTTTGATTTTGAGACGTCTGCGGCGTTGATGGGAAAATTCGAAAAAGAGGGCGTCAACACGGAACTGGTCCTTGGCGGTCTAAGAGTCGCTCTCGGCAAGATGAGCCGGGAAGGGATCACCGACACCAAAGCGGCCCTGACGGAAGTCACTCAGCGAATCAAAGAGGCCGGGTCCACCGGCGAGGCGAACGCCATCGCCCTCGATCTATTCGGCGCCAAAGTCGGTCCGGATATGGCTGCAGCGATCCGCGAGGGGCGTTTTGAAATCGAGGGTCTCGTCTCGACGCTCACCTCATCCACGGAGACCATTAATAAAGCCACTGAGGACACCCGGAGCTTCTCCGAAAATATGGCGATCATGAAAAATAACCTTCTCACAGCTCTCGAGCCGCTCGGGACCCAACTCGTCACCGCTCTTGACGCCGCGATGCCGGCGATCGCCGGGCTCATTGATAAGATCACTGGCCTTGTTCAATGGTTTACAAATCTCGACCCGAGTATTCAAACGACTATCGTCTCAGTCCTTGCCGCCGCGGCGGCGATCGGGCCGCTTCTGATTATTATCGGTAAAATTTCTACCGGGATCGCAAGCCTCATCCCGCTTATATCTATGATGCTTTCTCCGATCGGGCTCGTCGTCCTTGCCATTGGCGGTCTCATTGCAATATTCGTTAACCTCTACAAGACCAACGAAACCTTCCGGGATATCGTTCTCGGCATTTGGGAAAAAATCCGTGAGGTCGGCGAAATCGTATTCACCGCCGTAGGTGAAGTCGTAAAAATAACCTTCGAGGCGATATCGGCGATTATCGATGTTTTTGTTGGATGGGCCACAAAGATCTGGGAGGAGTACGGCGAAAGAATAACAGCAATCGCAAATCTATTCTCTGAGGCCCTACAAACCGTCTTTGATTTTATATCCGGATTCATCAAGACGACCTTTGAAGTCATCGGGGCCATTATTGAAGCTTTTGTCACCCTTGCAACCGGGATCTGGCAGAAATTCGGGGACACGACGACGGGGATCACCTCGACATTATCTAATACTATCAAGGGGATCTTTGACGGCGCGCTCAAAATTATTAGAGGGGTCCTCGAGGTATTTATCGGCCTTTTCACGGGGGACTGGTCCCGGATGAAAGACGGTCTGACCTCGATATGGTCTGGATTATGGATCATGATTAAAGTCGTCCTCCTCGGCGCGTGGAATACCTTGGTGGGGGCCTTTAACCTATTGAAAAACAATATCTCGGGATTTTTCACCGGACTCGCAAAGAGCGCCATCTCATGGGGCTCCGATATCGTTTCAGGTATTATTGACGGATTCCAGAAAAAAACGAAGGCACTCAAGGACGCCGCAAGGAAACTGGCGAACGCCATCGGGGACAAGGTCAAGAGCTTTTTCAAGATCGGATCGCCGTCAAAACTCATGGTGGAATATGGGGAAAACATCTCCAAAGGTCTACAACTTGGGATCGAAAAAATTAAAGTGGATCCGGTGATCCATTTCGGCAACCTACCTGGAGCCGGGGATCTCGATCGACGTCTGCCATCCCCAACCGATCTGGCCAAAAACCCGCTGACCATCGGCGCAGCCGGCGGGATCAGCGTTAACTTCTATGCGCCGGTCTATGGCCTACTGGACTTCGAAAAACAAGTCAAACAAATAGTCAAAGAGGCGGCCGTCAACGGCGCCTTCCGGGGGGTCCTATAGATGGCCAATGCGACGTACGTTCTCGAAATTGACTGGAACAACGACGACGACTTCTCAGACGTCTATGAGGCGGTCACGACAAATGTTATTTCGATCGAGACCCGCCGAGGCCGTGATTACGCAAGCCAATTGACCGGGCGGACCTCCCCGGGGCGCCTCATCGCTGTACTGAAAAACCCGTCAGGGCTTTACTCGTCGTATAACACCTTATCGCCGCTTTATGGGTCTATTTTACCGGGCCGAAAAGTCCGGCTCAGAACGACGGCCCCGGTGGCGTCGACCTTGTGGACAGGGGTCCTTTCCCGGATAACCCCGACAGGGTCTAATTTCGGCGTGCCCACCGTCCAGTTGGAGGCCATCGGGCCTTTGGCAAGGCTCAACTATAAAAGCATATCAGCGATAAAACTTTTAAGTCAAACGACGGGCGCCATAATGGATGAGATACTGGATCAGGCGGGGTGGCCCGCCGGAGAGCGCTCTATCGATACCGGAGAAATGAGTATCGACGTCTGGTACGAAAATAACATCAACGCTTTTGGGGCCCTCCGAGAGATTGAAGAAACCGAGCTTGGTTTCATTTATGAGGACAAAAGCGGATATTTTGTTTTTGAGGACCGGCATCATCGTTTGACCGGGAGCCATATCATAAGTCAACAAACCTATTCCGACGCGCCCGCGGCGTCAATGTCCTATACAAGCATAGAACAGATCGACGCCTTAGACGAGATATATAACGAGGTCATCGTCGGGGTCCAGAGCTACACCATCGGGAGTGCCGTCACCACCCTGTGGACCCTCGACGGGGAGACATTGACCGTCAAGGCGGGATACACTTCCACAATATGGGCCGAATACCCAAATGTCGCCGTGGATACGAATAGCGGCGCCCTCGTCGACACATGGACAACGCCCGTGAAGGGGGTCGACCTTGTTCAATCCGATACAAGCTATAGCGATTTAGACGTCGTGGCGACGAAATTCGCCAACTCAATGAAAATAGCGATTACAAACAATTCAGCCGTCACCGTGACTTTCACCTTGGTCAGAGCTCGGGGGATCAAAATAACTAAAAATACGGCAGTCACCATTCAAAACGCAGACGCGGACAGCATCAGCAAATATGGGACACGCACCTATAAATTACCGTCAAAATGGCTCCAATCGACGTTAGCGGCTGAGGATTATGCGGCGTACATTATAGGGGACTATAAAGATCCTTCGCCTAAAATAAGCCTTAGATATATCGCCAATAAAAATTCTACCAGTTTACTCGACGCCTTGGAGCGCGAAATATCAGACCGGGTGACCGTCACAGCAACTGGAGCGCTAACAGAACTGGGGATATCAAATGATTTTTTTGTCGAAGCCATCGCACACCGGATAAGTAACGGCGGCCAATTACACGAAATAGAATTGACCCTGTCAAGCGCCGGCGCGGCTGAATACTGGATCATAGGCACAAGTTTATTAGGCACTACCACCAAACTCGCTTTTTAATTTGAGGGGGCCAGATTTATGAAAAATGCCGAGGATGTAATGGGAATGAGTCATTTAACTTTCGTTCGTAATTTTATGAAAAGATACGGGGTGTATGTAAAAAGAAGGATAAGCGGCACACCCGTACCCGCGGAAGTCAATCACGGCCGGTGGATCGTAAAATGTCCGTTTTGTGCCGGCGCAGAGGTCATCAGCACCCATGACCCGGTTTTTTATTGCCTCTCATGTCTCAATATAAAAAACGACGGCGATCTTCTGCCCGTCCTTATCCCCGACAACTATCGAGAGATTGAGGCCGAGCTCAGGGATCGCAAAAATGAAGCAAACCAGAACTGGGCCCCGGGGGAACGTCTCGACCAACTTATTAAAGAAAACGAAGAAAGAAAGGGTGAAATCTGATGGCATGGACAGCGCCCAGAACATGGACAACCGGTGAAGTCGTTACCGCGTCTCATATGAATACACACATTAGGGACAATCTTCTGGCGACCGCGCCGGCCGTCGTATCAGCGGCGGCTGATGTCGTCGTCGGAACCGGCGCGAACGCCGTGAAAAGACTCGCAAAAGGGAGCGCAAGCCAAGTCCTCGCAATGAATTCAAGCGCGACGGATCTCGAATGGACCGACCCAAGCGGCCTGCCTTACGCCGTGACGAGCGGGTCGTCCTCAGCCTACACTGCCACAATATCGCCCGGGCCTTCAAGCTATTACGATGGCTTTTCTATCACCATCAAACCCCACACCGACTGCGTCGCGGCCCCGACCCTCAGCGTTAACGGATTGGGCGCAAAGGCCCTAAAGGACCATTACAAAAACGCCTTTAATGCAGGCGAGCTCGCGGCGGGGCAGATGTATTTTTTCATTTATGATGGTACGGATTTTTTGGCGTGTAGCGCCGGGGGGCTCGACCTCTTTTTCGGAGATGGCTCCGACGGCGCATTATCCACAACGGGGGATGTCGTCATTCCATATGTGGACAGTACGCGAGGCTCTATTCTTATAAAGCAGTATACGAGCCTCACGGTTAACGCCGGCCATACCCTGTCCGGCGATGTTTATCCAAATTTGGGGCTCATTATTTATTGTACGGGAGATGTCACGGTCTCCGGAACGATTCACCAGAATAAGAAAGCGGGATATGATACTTTGGGGCATATCACGCCCTACCCTATCACGAAGCAAATGTCTTATGGCCCGCCGACCATTACAAAATATTATCAGATTGCCTCCGTTTTACAAAAGGCGAAAGGCGGCGGCGGGGGTGGAAGTGGCGCTGGCGGCGGTTATGATGGGACGCACATCGCGGCGGGGGGCGGCTCGCCATCTTCCTACCATACAGCGGCCACTCTGTATGGGGGCGTGGGATATGGGGGCGGCGGCGGCGCGGCGGGGCCTGATGGCATAGGCGGCGTCGGTGGAAATGGGACCGGAACGAGAGCAACCACACCCTCTAAAGTCGATCAGACGTTTTATCTCGCTTCGGGGTCTGAAATGTACAGCGTCGCCAGCGGGTATGGAAGTATGGGGGCGGGCGGAGAAGGGGCGGTCTATGCCGACGCCACCTCCGGCGCTATAACTGTCTATCAAGGGCAAGGTGGATATTGCGATGGCGCTGGTGGTGGTGGCGGCGGCGGAGTCTGCGCCAATACAACCCGGATTGGGAATGAAGGCGGTTATGGGGGCTATGCCGGAGGCTTTTTGTGTATCATTGCCCGCGGAAATGTGACCATTAATTCGGGTGGCGTCATTGAAGCCAATGGCGCTGATGGTGGAGATGGTGGGGATGCCAAAGCCGATTTTTCATCCGCTGGTGGCGGCGGAGGCGGGGGCGGCGCTGGTGGCGGCGTGATCGCCATATTTTACGGCGGGACCTACACCAATAATGGGACCGTCCAAGCTTTGGGTGGCGCTGGCGGATTGGGCGGAGCCGGAGCTGGGGCTTTGGGCGGTGACGGCGAGGATGGTTATCCCGGGGCCAATGGGACAATTATCACGCAGTCCATCACGCCGACGATCGGCGGCGGCGTCGGGGATTATCTGCTCGTCGACGGCGTCAACGGCGACGATCTCAACGACGGGTCCCCGGAATACCCGTGGAAAACCATCGGAAAAGCCGCAAGCACCGCTGTGGCGGGGGAGACTGTTTATATTAAAGGCGGGACTTATGAAATCACCGCGCCGATCCTTTGCCAAAATTCCGGCACTGCGGGAAGTTTTATCACTTTCAAAGCCTACCCAAGCGAGACGCCGATCATCGACGCGCGAGGGATTACGTCATATGATGACAGCTACTCGGCGTTTGATTTTAACGGACAAGAGTATATCGAACTCAACGGGATCACCGTCCAGCACGCGGGCGGTCTTAATGGTGCAAGCGGGTATTATTGCGGGATCGGGCAAGTCTGGTGGACCGCGACACCCCTGACCGGATGTAAACACATTGTCATTGACGGATGCACGACGCGTTATACCGGGACGAATGGCATCGGAATTTATGGCGGCGCGGATATCACCATTCAAAACTGTACGGTCGAATATGCGAACCAATACGGAACCAATCAGGAAGCCCTCACCCTGAACAATGTCGACACTTTCCTCATTTACAACAATACGCTTAGGTACAATGGCAAAGAGAATATTGACTGCAAGGGCGGCTGTGTCAATGGCGTCATATCCTACAACACTATCACGGCCGCGGCGGGTCCGGACTGCATTTATATTGATGCGGGCTATGCGGCTCACGATACCCACGACATTGAAATACACCACAACTACTGTGACGGGAACGACTACACCGTTAACGGGATTGAGATCGGTAACGAGGACGCCGTCTATTCTGTCTATAATATCGAGATCCATAATAACGAGATAATCGACTGTAATACCTCGATAGACATCGAAGTCGGGTATATGGGCGATTATTATTACGATCTGAGCTATATCAACATACATCACAACACTTCGACTGGGGCGGCCACCTACGACTTTAGATGCCTCCTGCCGGATACCTATATGTCTAGTAATACCTTGGCCTATAACATCTGGGGGAGCCCGGCAAAATATTATTGGGAAGACGGTACTGGCGGATGGACCATTACCGGAAACTATCCGACTTAAAGGAGGGCTCTGGGTATGAAAATTATTTACATTTACAATCCTGAGTCTGAAGTCGAGCGCGGTGCACTTGGCCGGCTCCGAGAAGAGCTCGGAAGCCATATCGCGGCGGAATACGATTTCAGAAAGGTCAGCCATATCATTCTGATCAGGGCGACACCGGTTTTTTGATCCTACGGGACGACCTGCAGGGGGAAGAACTTATTGGTGGAGATGCCGAGCTTAAAATCACGGCCGAAGCTTATAAGGCCATGCAGGAGGATCTGAAGATTCATAATAAGGAATCCAGTCGGCTCGACTATTTGACAAGGAAGGAAAGAAATAAAGTGATCGCTGAGATTATCGCGGCACTTGACGTCGCGACAATATCAGTGCTGCCCCAAAGGGCCAAAGATATGCTGGGGCAATAACTTTGGCTTTTTTTAAGCGTGAAATCAAGACTGGTCTTGAATAGGAGGTTTCCATGAAGAATATATTGAATTCTATACAACTCGTCCTTACGGGACTTGGAGGCTATCTTGGCTACGTTCTTGGCGGCTACGATGGCTTTATTTATGCCCTCATTGCCTTTGTTGTGTTCGACTACATCTCAGGGGTGATGGTCGCCATTCTTGAAAGGAAGTTATCTAGTGAAGTCGGTTTTCGTGGCATCTTCAAGAAAATCTTGATCTTTTTTATTGTAGCGATTGCCAATATCCTTGATGTCTTTCTCGTTAAAAACGGAAGTGTTATTCGTACAGCCGCAATTTTCTTTTATCTCTCTAATGAAGGTATCAGTATCCTTGAAAACTGTGTGAGAATTGGGCTGCCAGTACCACAGAAACTTAAAGAGGTCCTTGAGCAGTTCTCAGAAAAAGGTGATGGCGATGATGCCTAATAAGATTATTACTCGGTATATGATCAGAAATGATTGCTTTGCTGCTAATAGAAAAATTACCCCAAAAGGTATCATGATTCATTCAACCGCCGCACCAGGAGTGATGGCAAGGGACTGGTTTAGCCGCTGGAACAAGTCCTATAAGGCAGGAGAAATTAACCGTCAGGTCTGTGTCCATGCGTTTCTCGACGATAAAGAAGTGTGGCAGTATCTGCCCTGGGATCACCGTGGATGGCATGCAGGCGGATCCGCCAATAATACCCACATCGGTCTTGAACTCTGTGAACCAGGTGGCTTTTCTTATTCCGGCGGTTTTCAGATGGTGGGGTATGATAAAAAAAGGAATCAGGTCTACTTTAATAACGTATGGCAAAACGCCGTAGATCTTTGCGTCTTTCTTTGCAGAAAATATGGTCTTACTGAAAAGGACATCCTCTGTCACTCTGAAGGAAGTAGTATGGGCATCGCATCAAATCATGCGGATGTGATGCACTGGTTTGTGAAGCATGGCAAAAATATGGATCACTTCAGAGTAGATGTCAGAAAGAAACTAAGGATCTCTACCCTATCTTCTATTAAACCTCTTTACCGAGTTCGTAAATCCTGGAATGAGGCTAAGTCGCAAAAGGGTGCCTTTAGAAAACTAACTTTTGCTATTCAATGCGCTGATGAGAATCCTGGGTATTCCGTCTTTGACGAAAGTGGCATAAAAATATACATCGGAAGTCACGACCCAACTTACGAGATTTATACAGTCGTCAAAGGCGATTCTCTCTGGAAGATTGCTAAGAAAAAACTGGGTGATAGTAAACGTCACCGCGAGATCAAAGTGTTAAATGGTCTCACTTCCGATGTGATTCACATTGGACAAAAGCTGAAACTACCAAAATGAGTTAGCCAAAACTTAAGACCTGTAGAGTGCGCCTCTATGGGTCTTTTTCTTTTCCATCTTATTCTACCCTGACCTATTCCTGATGGACTCAAGACATATGAAGGAGGGTTTTCAGTTGAACCACAAGCAAAAAGAAGCCATTAAGAAGCTACGCGGCGCTGGCAGGAGCTACTTAGAAATTGCAGGTCAACTTGGCCTCTCTCAAAACACCGTGAAATCCTTCTGCCAAAGAAATCAGTTAGCCAGCGCGATTTCACCAGAGCCTGAAACTATAAATGTCACACTTTGCCGTGAGTGCAGCGCCCCTCTGATACAGACCACCGGAAAAAAGAAAAAGCACTTCTGCTCAGATCAGTGCCGCCACACTTGGTGGAACGCACATCCTGAAACCATAAAAAGAAAAAACGGCCGGACATTTAGCTGCCAGACCTGTGGACGTGATTTTATTGGCTATGGAAAACGGGAACGCAAATACTGCTCTCGTGCCTGTTATGGCTTATCTAAGGTGATCAGAAGATGACTAATACTACAGACATCATTCACTACTATACCGCCATGCTTACTTTTAGAAAATGGCTTGATGATTGTCTCATTACGGATGATGAATTTAAGGCGCTTTCTGCTATCATGGCAGACAAATATAACCTTCCAAAAGACAGCATTTATCGCCTGTAATCCTTGCTATTAGTAACTTTACGAGTGATATATGTAACCAGAAGGAGGGAAAAACGATGGAACCTATCATCACCAGAACAGATAGACCTCTACCTAAACTACCAGAGTTCAAAAGGGTAGCGGCCTATGCCAGAGTGTCCTCAGGTAAAGATGCCATGCTGCATTCACTTGCTGCGCAGGTAAGTCATTACAGTGATTACATTCAAAATGAGCCTGGCTGGGTTTACGCTGGGGTCTATGCAGATGAAGCCATGACTGGGACAAAGCAGAACCGACCTGAACTAAATCGGCTTCTTGACGATTGTAGGGCTGGTAGAATTGATCTTGTCATGATAAAAAGCGCCTCTCGCCTTGCACGCAACACAGTGGACCTACTTACGATAATCAGAGGACTTAAAGACATCGGCGTTGGCGTCTTCTTTGAAGAGCAGAATATCAATACGCTAAGTGACGATGGAGAACTCGTTCTGACCATTTTCGGAGCTTATGCTGAAGCCGAGAGTTTTTCTGTGAGTGAAAACTGCAAATGGCGGATTCGAAAGAAGTTCGAAAAAGGTGAACTGGCAGGTCTAAGGTTTATGTACGGATACCAGATTTCAAATGGTAACGTCGAGATTGATCCTGAACAAGCCACAACGGTACGCATGATTTTTGATGATTACATTAACGGCATGGGTGGCGGCACGATCGCAAAGAAACTGACGAAAATGGGTATCCCCCCTCTTCGCAGTGATAAGTGGACAGCTGATAGTGTCATGGCTATCATCAAAAACGAAAAATACACGGGGCATGCCGTGCTCATGAAAAAGTTCGTAAAAGACCATCTTGAGAAGAAGCTCGTCATCAACAAAGGTGAACTTCCAAAGTATGTCGCTCGCGATACCCACCCTGCCATTATCGATGAAGCCACTTTTGAAATGGCTAAAGAAATACTAGACATTAGGCGCAGCCTTTCAAGGGTGATCACCGGCAACCGCAATCGATACCCCTTTAGCGGTATGATCATCTGTGGTCACTGTGGTAAAAAGTATAAAAGAAAAGCACTCCATGGCAGCGTCGTCTGGAAATGCTCAACCTATTTGAATAAGGGTAAAGACGTCTGCCCGGCTCGGCAAATACCGGATTCCGTACTCTACGAGATGAGTGCTGAGGTCTTAAACCAAACGGATTTTGATGAGAAGCGTTTCAAAGATGAAATATCCGAGATCCGGGTCCATACAGATCAAAGGTTAGTCTTTATCTTTCGGGATGACCATGAGGTAGAGAAGATCTGGCACAAAAAATCCCGAAGCGAAAGCTGGACAACCCAGATGCGTGAAGCTGCGCGCATAAAAGCAAGGAGGCATTAATGTGGCATCGAGTGTTATCATTTATCCTGCAACGATTCATAAGAATACTGCAAACCCTTTAAACAACCCATCAAAAAGACGAACCGCAGCATACGCCAGAGTCTCTACTGATAGCGAAGAACAGCTCAACTCCTATCGAGCCCAGGTGGATTATTACAATGAATACATCGATAAGCGGCCAGATCTTGAGTTTATCGACATTTATACGGATGAAGGTATCAGCGGTGTTAGTACAAAAGGTAGAGCAGGATTTAATAGAATGGTTGATGACGCCGTCGCAGGAAAGATCGATCTCATCATCACTAAATCCATTAGCCGATTTGCTCGAAACACTGTAGACAGCTTATCAACGATACGTAAACTCAAAGATAAAGGCGTTGAGGTTTATTTTGAAAAAGAGAACATTTACACCTTTGATAGCAAAGGAGAGTTATTATTATCCATATTTTCCAGTTTGGCCCAAGAAGAATCAAAAAATTTAAGTGAAAACGTGGCATGGGGCCACCGCAAGCGTTTCGCCGATGGTAAAGTCAGCATGCCTTATAAACATTTCCTGGGCTATGAAAAAGGCGAAGACGGTACACCTAAAATTGTAGAAAGCCAGGCGGTAGTAGTGCGGATGATCTACCGCTTATTTATAGAAGGAAAAACATGCTCCTACATTGCACGCCACCTGACAGCTCAGGAGATCCTCTCCCCCGCTGGCAAGAAAAGATGGCAGGTTGGAACGGTTGAGTCTATTCTAACCAATGAGAAGTATTCTGGAGATGCCATACTTCAGAAAAAAATAACGGTGGACTTTCTTACCAAAAAAGTCAAAATCAATGAAGGCGAAGCCCCACGATACTACGTCCAGAACAGCCACCCCGCCATCATCTCACCAGATGAGTTTGAAGCCGTGCAGGTTGAACTCCAGAGGCGAAAAAAGCTCGGCAGGCCAAACGGCTGTCAAAACCCACTTTCTGCTAAGCTAGTCTGCTTTGAATGTGGTGGGTACTTCGGCCCAAAGGTCTGGGCTTCGAACACCAAGCATCGTAAGGTCATCTGGCAGTGTAATGACAAATATAAAGGGGTAGACACATGCTCTACCCCGTATGTCACAGAAGATGAAGTTAAAGAAAAATTTGTTATAGCCTTTAACACCCTCTTCGAAGTTAAGGAAGAGCTTATCAAGAACTGCGAAATCGCGATCGAACACCTTGCCGACAACACGAAGATCGACGAGGAAATTGATAAACTACATGAGGAAATCGCGGCCGTCGTTGATGAATCTAAAAAAGCTATTTACGAAAATGCCCATAAAGCCATAAGTCAAGTTGAGTGGGAAAAGCAGCATGACGGATACGTGGCGCGCCATGAGAAGGCGACTGAGAGGGTTACGGCGTTAGAAGAAATAAAAAGTGAGAGGCAGAGCCGGAGCCATACGCTTAAAGGATTTATTCGGGATATTGAAGGCTGTGGTCGGGTACTTGATGAGTTTGATGAAAGGCTCTGGACTTTGACGACTCAGAAGGTTATGGTGCTGGAGGATGGGGGCTTGAGGTTTTGTTTTAAGGATGGGACGGAGGTTGAGGGGTAG